ACAGAAGCCGCATCGACCTTCAACCTAGGTTGCCGGGCACGGGCGGGAAACTAGGGTAAAAGCGGAACGGCTGTGGCTTCGGCGCTGGTGGGACTGGAGAACGCGACGGTGACTTTCACCGTGCCAGTGGCTGGGACAACGGTGGATGCCGAGACGGGCAACGTGGTGGCGAATACCACCACCGTTGAAGTGGGGGCGTTTCTCAAGGGGGAGAGCGTAGCGGAGACGACCTACCCAGGGGTAAACATCATTACGACGCTGTTCGAGGGGTATGTGACGAGCGGGACGCTGGGGTCGGGGGTGCAGGTGGGAACCTCTGGGACGATCGAGTTCGCAGGGCAGGACGCGCAGGACTGTGAGGTGCTGGAGGTGCGGTTGCCTTACGGGGAGACGGGGCTGATTGGATCGGTGCTGACCGACGCGCTGGGAGTGAAGATTCGGCTGGCCAGCAGGACCCAGAGCTGATGGCCCAGCTGCGGATCAAAAGCTGGAACGCCGAGAAGCTGCTGGGGCGATCCACGCAGATACTAGAGGACTTTGCGCCAATCATTGCTGAGGAGGCGCGGACTCAGCTGAGTCTTGTTAAGTGGGATTGGGATCGTGGGACGCTGCGCTTTAAGAGTATTGGAGGGCTCGGTAAGCCGAGCGGTAAAGGAGTTTACGTTCAGCCGGGACTGCGGGATATTTTGGATACGGGGCGGCTGCGGGATTCACAGCAAGCACCGGTGGTTAAACAGGGGCGGCTAACGATTTCGTGGACGGCCCCATATGCAAACTTGATTCTGGAGGGCGGAACGTTTGATGCTTACGTCAATCCGGCGGGACGGTTGGTGAATCCTGGGAAACGGCCTGGTAGAAATTGGATAGCTGCGGCGCTTGACGCGCAGCCGCCGCTGCCGTTTTTTGTGCGGCGGTGGCGTGAGTTGGGCGGCGCATAAAAAAGCCGCCCGGTGAGGGGCGGCTGGGTGATTAGCTGGGGACGCTTCAGGAAACTGTAGCCACGGTGAAGGTGGGGACCACGTCCGCGCCAGCGCCGCCCACGTCGCCGAGGGCCACGGTCAGGATGTCGCCCACGCGGTAGTTGGTGCCGCCGGCCACGATTGTCGGGGTGGCGGTGACCGTGCCACCTGCTGCCACCACGATGGTGGCGGTAGCGCCCTTGCCGGAGCCGATGCCAGTGGCAGGGCTGGAGGAGATCAGCGAGACGCCGGTGTAGGTGGCGGGGGTCAGGCCCGAGCCAGCGGTGGTGATTGTCAGGGTGGCGGCGGGGTTGCCCTGCGGGTAGAACTTGTAGGCGCCGTAGCCGTTCAAAGTAAACGAAACTTTCGCCACACTCCCGGCAACAATATCTTCGCTGAAATCACCAATTTGAGCCAAACCGGCATGAATTTCAGGATCATCACCGGAAGCATCAGTTACCGGGGTTTCCCTATACCACTCAAGAACAGCACCACCAGCAGCGTTAATAGCTGCTTTTTTGAGGATCTCGTAGCCGCCGTCGGTGACGTCGAGGTTCATGCTTGCGGGAATGGAATACGACTGGCTGGTGATAAGATTGGATTGGAAGCCTTGCTCCGAGTCGTAGTCCACCACAGCGGTGGACTCTGATGTACCTTGGATACCAGCGTTGTCTAGCGACAGGATTCGGGTCATGCCCGCACTGGTGGTTGGAATCGTGCTAGCGGTGGTCCCCAGCTTTACGAACAGACGATAGTTGAGGCTAGCAAAGAAACTGCCTGTTGCCATGATAAGCCGTCCCTTTAGCTGGGGGTGATGCCCCTAGTTTTCCGTGGGGCGGACTTTCCAGCGCCGAGGCCTGCGGTTATTGGCTTGTGTGACGATATCGGCCCAGCGGCAGTTCCCTAGTTCGTAGTCGCCTTCATTATTGATGCGATCAATCGTTAAGCCGTCCGGGCACTCGCCCATGTCTTCTAAAAAATCTTCAAAGCTGTCAAGCCACCGCTTGCAGCACTTGATGCCCCGTCCTAGGTACAGTTCGTGGTCTGGGTTGTTGGGGTTAGTCGTGCGCTGCTTCATGTTGAGCCAGATCCTGTAGGTACGCGATACACCTACTGAGGGGCGGCTATGCCCGTGTGTCCTGTTCAGCTGGCCCGCGGTTTCTCGGCGAATGCACCCGCAGCTTTGCGTGTCCCAGCCAAGGTTGCTGCTATTGACCATGGTTTCGTTGCCGCACTCGCACCGGCAGCGCCAAATCGCACTTTTACCTTTGGTGCCGATTTGCTCCAGCAGCGTCAGTCTGCCGAAGGTATCACCCGGTTTCTTTTTGTAAGAGCAGCCACAGCTTGTGCTTTGGCCGGCTTTGAGGCTGCGGGAAGACACGGCTCGCTCAGTGCCGCACTGGCAGCGGCATAGCCAGCGATATGAGCCTGCGTAGCTGAGTGCGGTCCAGCTGCCGAATTGTTGGCCGGTCAGATCTATAGTCTTGGGCATCACCTGGCGGTTGCGGGTGGTCGCGCTCCAGGGGTTGCACCCCGCTGGAGCACCACACTCTACACCTCCTCTGTGGCCTCAAGGACTTCCCATGGGGTGGGGCGGGGGCAGAGATGCCACTTAAAATCTTGGATTTCGTGGTCGAGCGACTGGACGGAGAAGAGGGCGAGTTTTAGGTCTTCAGACTCGGTTTTGAGTTCGGCGCAGACGGCTTCAAAGGTGGCGCCGCCGCGGAGCATGTATTGGGCGCGGAGGCCGAGCGAGCGAACGGAGCTTGGGGCGCGGACGGACCAGTTGTGGTCGCGGATGAAGTGGCGGATCTCCCCTTCGCAGAAAATGGCGAAGATCGTAGAGAACGTGCCTTTTTCGGGGTTCCAGGCGCGGCAGGTTTTGATGAAGGCGATGTTGATGCAGCTGTAAATGTCTTCTTTGAGCAGGGCCGGGTACTTGCGGCAGAACTTGCGGCCCATGTGGTTGACGAGGCCGCCGTGTTCGCGGTACATGCGATCGACGTGGCGCTGCTCGTCTCGGGACAGCGGGGTGGCCAAGTAGCCGCGGACCGGCTTCTTTTTTGGCTTCTCTTGTGGGAAGGCAGTTGGCATACTCACAGCCTAACGCCGCAGTATGCCGTATGCCTCTAGCTGCGGACGCGGTCGATGACTCGGCCCATGCCGCCGGGGATCACGCTGGTGGTGAGGCAGCCCAGGATTGTGGCGAGGTGGGGCAGAGCAGACAACGGGCTAACCGTTGCGGATGAGGCTACTGATATATCCGTTCTAAACTCCAGCTCCATCACGTCGAGTTTGAGGCGGCGCAGGTCCTTGTTGGGGACGCCGGGGACGAGTTCGGCGCTGCCGGAGCTGGGCGACTGCAGCAGGGTGGGGGTGCCGAGTAGGGCGTTGGCTAGGTCGAAGGTGGCGTAGTTGAGCTGCTCGGGGATTTCGTCGTCCGGGTAGTCAATGCCGCCGCAGCTTGCGTCGGTGCGAGGCCAGTCAAGGGCTTGGGTTGTGGTGGTGCGGTCGCCGATCCAGTCGAGGGTGTCGAGGCCGCGGGTGGCGGTGATGAGGGCGCGAGTTTTTTGGTCTGTTGTTGCGGACGTCCACGCCAGGGTGCCGAGCATCGTTTCGGCGATCGAGTCGGCAGCCGCGATGGTGAGGTAGGAGTTAGCGGTGGCGCTGCCCACCGTGGCGGTAATCGAGGCGGGCATTGGCGGCTGGCGTTATTCCTAGGATTCCGGTTAGCGGCCTTGGCCGCGCAGCTTTTTGCGGCCGTGGTTGGGGCGGCTGTGCTGGCCTTGACCTTGGTTGGTCTTTTTAGGCTTGCCGGGGCGGTAGCCGTTGCGGGTGCCGCTGATGCCGGCTTTGGATTTGACGGCCATCAGAGTTTGTAGGCGATCACCTTGCCGCTGGTGAGTTTGATGTTGGTGAAGACGCCGTAGATAGTCGTGCCAGCGGGGATGGGCAGGCTGGCGAGCGAGTCGCCGGTGTAGTCGGCGGCGACGGTGGCAGCGTCGAGGACAGCTGCGGCGACGGCGGTGATGGCGCCGTATTTGCCGGCGAAGGCGGTGGTGCCGCTGATGTAGTCGGCGCCTTGAAAATCACTCCGTTCCATTGGGGGGCTCCTTGCGGGGGCGGCGGGTTTTGGTGGGGGCCGCCGGTGGGGCGGTGGGGGCGGGTTCTGGGGGAGTGACGGAGGCCGCCGAAGCAGCCTCCTGTTCTCTCAGTCGCCGGAAGGCGAAGAGGCCCATCAGACCTTGTAGATCACGACGGTGTTGGCGGCGGTCACCACGGCACGGAAGGTGCTGGAGGTGCCGGCCTCAACGATGGCATCGCCGCTGACGGTGACGCCGGTGGCGCCGGCGGACAGGGTGATGTGGTACGTCGAGGTGCCGAGGTTCACAATCGAGAACTCGAAGCTGATGCCGACCACGTTCTGGTTGACGGCGGCCAAGGCGGTGCAGATGTCTGCGCCGACGGCGGTAGTCAGGGTGAAGGCGGCGGTGGCGGTGGAGACGAGGACGCCGCCCAGCAGCATGGCTGCGGTGGCGGTTTGGGCGCCAGAGGCGGCCAGGGTGGTCACAGTGGTCTTCCGGTATTGGTTACCGAAAGCGGGGTTCTCAAGCTCGAAGAGGCTTGCCATGGGTCGATCCAGTGGGAGAAGAAAGGTGCCCCACCTACTGCGGTGGGGCGGTTATGTCTAGGGCGTTAGCCCGAGACTCAGTCGAAGTTGGAGGTGACGGTGATACGGACGATTCCGATGTTCTCGGTTTCGAACACCTTCTCCCAGTTGGCAGCGGTTTCCAGGTCGGCCGTGGTGGGGTTGGCAGAGCCGACCCAGCGGGCGCCCAGGGGGTGGTAGACGTTGTGCCAGTCGACCGACATGGCGTCGGACTTGGCCAGGATGTCCCGGTCCACTTCAGAACGCAAGGCGGCTTGTTGGCCGGTGCCGACCGAGCCGGAGGCCATGACGTAGCAGGCGTACTTGCCGGAGGAGACAGGCACGTCCTTGCTGCGGATCACCCTCATGCCCATGTAGTAGGGGATTTGGGTGTTGGCCGTGTAGGCAGCTGCCACAGAACCGCCGAAGGCGTTCATGGCGTCGAGCGAGCCAGCCACGACGGTGGAGGCGGTGACGCGGGCGTCGGTGGCCGTCACGAAGTCGATGGCCTTGCGTTCCTTGAGGTCGGCGTACACCAGGGGGTGGACGACGATGGCGCCGAGTTTGTCGGCGTCTTCGAGGAGGATGGCCTCGGCGGCGGCGATTTGGCGGGGGCCGAGGACGGTTTCGCCCGAGCCAGAGGCATCAACGGAGAGGGCTGCGAAGGCAGCACCGCTGTTGCTGGAGCCGAGGGCACCGAAGACGCCTTTGAGGGAGGCGATCAGGTCCTTCTGCTGCTGGTTGGCGATGTAGTCGGCCACTTTGGCGCCGATGGCGCCCATGGGGTCGGAGCCAGCGGCGAGGCGGGCTAGGTCGCGGGATTCCCAAGCGCGGCCGCGGTGCAGGACCACGCCGACTTGCTTGTCGGCAGTGATTTTGCCGGGGGTCAGGCTGGTGCTGTCGGTGAGACGCTCAGCGTCGCCGGACAGGTCGGCCTTCCAGTTGGGGATGGTGACTTTGTCGCCGCCTTGGTCGACGTTGAGGGCGTCGAGAGCGGTCACAACTCCTGAGGTCAGGAAGCTGTTGCGGACGGTGGTGGCTTCAATCAGGTACGGCGTAAAAATCTCGGGGATGATTACGTCGCCGCGCAAAACTGCCATGGCTGGAACTCAGTAAGGGGGAGAGAGCGTACCGCTCAGCCTCGGGAGGCCTCGGCTTTGTAGCGGTCGTGGGCGGCACGGTCTTCGCGGAAAAGACGTGCGATCTCGGTCAGGTTTGGAGGGCTCACGAGGAACGGGTTCGTTCCAGTGGGGGCGGATACGGGGGCGGCGGCGGAGGATCCCATGCCTTTTGCGCCTGTGGGGGCGAAATGGTGGTCCCAGCCGGAGTCTGGGGCGCGGAGGCGGGCCAGGTGGTCGGCTAGGGGGATTTCGATGCCGCCTGAGATGACTGCGGGTTTGCCATCGACCTCGCGGAGGTCGGAGGCAATGAGGGCGAGAAGCTGGTCGGGCCGGAGGGCCTTGGCTGCAGTGATCTCTTGGATGGCGCGGGATTTCAAGGTTTCCTTGGCTCGCTCTTGGCGCTCGGCGTCAAGCGTGAGTTGCATCTCGTGGAGCTGGCGCTCCAGGTTGAGATTGGTTTCCTTGGCGTCTTCCCACAGCTTTTTGTATTCGCCCGATTGCTCCAGTTGGGTGGTCTGACCGGACTTGAGCTGGGCCTGCGTCGCTCGAAGGGATTCCTCCAGGTCCTGAAGTTTTCGGTTGAGTTCGGCGTTTTTCTCGCCGGCTCGCCGTTTGTCTTCGGTGACGAGGTCTAGTTTTGCCCGGAGGCGAGCCAGTTCGTCGGAGCTGGGGGTGCTTTGAGCGTCGGGGGAGGGCGTCGCGGACGCACTCAGTTCCTCCGCGGGAGGAACCCCGTTGACTGATTCAGTCACGCGGGTAAGTGAGGGTACACTCTTAGTTTACCGTGTGCGTCGCACACAAATAACAGCCTAAGAGAATACGGGTACTGTTATACAACGGCAGCGCGGATGTACAGGCGGCGCACCATTGGGGAAGGCTTGTGGCGTGGGGGCGGTTGTGCCGTCCAGTGGGATGCAGATTGGGCAAGTTTTGGGGTCGAGGATGGCGTTCCAGCGGTAGAAGTCGGGCGGGTCCGCTTCGCGGAATACCTCTTGTTGAATCGGTAGATTCAACGACCAGAGGAGGGCGGCGGTGGTGGCTCCGAGGCGGTCGAGCCAGGCGTTGAGGACGGTGCCTTTGCGGACTAGGGGGGTGAGGATGCCGCTCTCGGTGCCGGTGCTGGTGCGGACGGCGACGACCGAGGGGAGGAGCTTTTCGGTGGGGGTTTCGCGGAGGAGGGCGGGTTGGATTGTGGTGTCTAGGAGGCGTTCGAGTTGGAGGGTGAGGGGGGAGATGCCTGTGGGGCCGGGGGCGAGGAGGTCGCGGGCGGAACGGTTGAGGACGGTCGCTCCAGTTAGAAGGTCGCCTAAAGGTGGGGTTTGGGGGGTTGTGTTGGTGCGAGCGAAGCGAGCGTGGGTGGTGGCGAGGATGGGATATAGCTCGGGCAGGATGGTGCTGATTTGAGCGAAGTAGCGGTCGGTGAGTTGCTGTAGGAGGGTGAGGATTTGGGGGCGGAGTTGGTTGTAGAGGAGGGCGCGGAGGGGTTGGCTGGTGGATTGGCCGAACGACTGGAAGAGGAGGGCGCGGATGCGGAGGGCGAGTTCCAGCAGGATGGGGCGGACCTCGGCGGCGATGAGGTCTTCGCGGCTCGTGATGGCGCGGGCCAGCTGGAGTAGGTATTCGTCTTCAGTCATTGTCGGGGTTGAAGGTCCAGTCGCCGCAGGATTGGAAGGCGTGGGTTTCGGGCCAGCCGGAGTGGTCGGGGGCGTAGCGGTGGCACGTTCCAGGCATGGTGTCTTCTTTCATGCGCTGGAGGTCAGCGGTGGGCACCCACCAGCGGCAGGTGTGGCAACGGGTATCGGCGGTGAAGGAGGCGAAGATGTTAGGCATTTTCTTACTCGTCGCGGCCCGAGCGAAGTGGGGTGGGGAGGGTTTGGCTGGTTAGGTCTTGGCCTTGGCCGGCGTTTTGGAAGGCTAGGTCAGGACCAGCCGCGGCGCCGAGGCGGGACATGGCCATTTGCTCTTCGAGCATTTCGGCGGTGGCGGAGACTTCGGCGTCGAGATCGAGGGTGGTGGGAAGGACTTCGCCCTGTTGGAGGATGGTGAGGAGGGTTTTTTGGGAGATGGCGTTCTGCATGAAGAGCTGCAGGTAGGCCGTGATTTGGTTGCCGTCGAGGAGGCGGTTTTCGTAGTCGCGGGGGATGGAGATGGTGGGGGGTTCGATGCCGACGTACGAGGCGGCGATGTCGAAGATTTCGGCGATCGAGCGCTCTAGGTCGCCGGCGATGACGGCCATGATGGAGTCGCTGTCGATGCGATCCATGCGCTTGGATTCGGCGGCGGCGTTGGTGACGTTCTGTTGGGTGAGCGTGTTGATGCCGAGGCGGGAGATTTGGTCTTCAAGGGCGGCGAGGCACTTGAGTTGGGCGTCGAAGGCGTCGCTGGTGGGTTCGACGTATTCCGCGCCTCCGTCGGGCGGGAGGAGCAGGGCGCTGTTGACCGAGAGGCCGATGGGGCTGTCGGAGTCGGGGTCGAAGCCGCGGAGGACGAGGATGGGGGAGGCGCCGACGTGGATCGAGTGGTGGAAGTCGCAGAAGCGCTGGGCGTAGGCGATGTTGAGTTGAGCAACCTCCAGAAGTGGAGGTTTGCTCAACAGGTTGCCGAGGCGGCTGGAGTAGACGGTGACGAGGGGGATCCGATCCAGCGTGGTGGTGCCGTTTTCGTAGATTTCCCAGGCGGTGGGGCCGGGGAGTTGGACGCCGGTGGGGAGGTTGGTGCGGGGGGTGTTGGGGCGCCAGAGTTCGTAGCGGCCGGGCTCCAGGACGCGGATTTGGTCGGTGAGTTCTTCGCCGTAGCGGCCGGCGGGGAGGACGATGGTTTCGCGGATGCGGACTTGGGAGAGTTCGCTGCTCCAGCTGTCGTTGGAGGTGCGCCAGCCGAGGATTTGGCGGGGGTGGATGGGGACGAGGTAGGGCTTACGGGCTAACGCACGTTCCTCTGCCAAGTTTCGAGGCGTCGCAGATGCGGAGAAATCGACGATCGAGCTGGAGTGGCCGTAGAGGATGGCGGTGATGAGTTGGCGGCGGGCGTATTCGTTGAGGGTGGTGCCGTCGCCGGTGACGTCTTGGGACCAGTTGAGCCAGTAGTCGTCGCCTTGGATGTCGATGCCTTTGCGGAGGATGACGCCGGCGGCTTGGGAGGCAAGTCGCGTCAAGAACGGCGGTAGCGTGGCGTGGAAGATGCGGCGGTTGTAGGCGGCGTCGTCTTCGCGGGGTTCTTGGGGGATGAAATCGCGGCTGCGGGTGCGGAGTTCGGCGGTGCCGCCGACGCAGACGTCCACGGGGTCCCAGGCGGGCTCCATGGACTGGACGAGTTGGGTGCGTTTGGAGGGGTCGGTGTTGTTGACACCGGGCGGGAGGGGGAGGGTGTAGGCGGGGCGGTTGGGGGTGGCCGCAGCGATCGGGTAGCTACTGTTGTCGCTCACGAGCCAGTGGAATACTCTTATATCCTAGTTTGCCCGTGGTGTAGTTACCACTTGACTTTGTTGGCCCAGTAGGCGGCTGACATTTTGCCTTTGGCGATGTTTTCGGCGTGGCGGGCTTTGAAGGCGGCGCGGCGTTTGCGGGCGGCGTCCGACTCGTTGTCGCGGGGCGGTGAGCCGGAGACGCCTTGTTGGCCGAAGCGGATCAGCTTGACGGTTTCGCCTTCCTTGGCGAGAACGGCGTGGCTTTTGTCGGGGTGGGAGGGGGTGCGTTTGGGCTTGTTGTAGCCCTCAAAGCGTTCGCCGCGGTAGATGATGGCCACGATCCAGTCCTATTTGGTTTTCTTGCGGCCTTTGGGCCGCTTGGCTGTTTTTGCGGACTTCTTGAAGGCCGCGTCGGTGGGGGCGCCTTCGGAGCCGGGGCGGCGCATTTTTTCGCCCGAGCCAGTGGCGATGCGCCTTTTTTTAGCTGCAATGTTACTGTACAAACCGCGCTTGGCCATTACTTCTTACCGGCGGTGGGTTTCTTTTTAGGTTTACCAGCCTTGGATAGTGCAATGGCCACCGCTTGTTTTTGGGTGTAGCCCTCGTCCATCAGCTTGCGGACGTTTGAGCTGACCGTTTTGCTGGAAGAGCCGCGCTTGAGAGGCATGGGTTTTGTCCTCTAGGCGTGGTAGGATAAATGCGCGTAGCGGGACTGGCATCCCCTACGCACGGAAAACCTGTACAGAGGTCTTCATGACGAAGTCTAAGCCGCTTCCGCCTGCCGAGCTGCTGTGGGACGAAATTTTCTACGACCCCCTGGGCGGCGGACTTTACTGGCAAAAGAAAAAATCAGGCCGTAGTTGCCCCTTAGAGCGGCGTATCGGCTACCAAAACCAGTGGGGCTACTGGAGGGTAAAGCTTTGTTATAGGCAGTATTTTCAACATTTGCTGATTTGGAAGTGGGTTACAGGCGAAGATGTGCCTGCCGGTTATCAAGTAGACCATATTGACAAAAATCCTAGTAATAATTGCTGGGCCAACTTAAGGTTACTTACAAACGCCAGTAATCGAATGAATAATACTGGTTTAGGGTATTGTTACGTATCTTACGGTGTGAAAGGCAGGCCGTGGAAAGTCGGTGTATACACAGAAAAAGGGGTTACGGCCAACGAATGGTACGCAACGGAAGCGGAGGCGCAGGCAAGGGTGGCGGAAGTTAGGAGCCGAAGAATTGCCGAAGGTGAAATACGGTGGGGAGGTTAGTAGGTGACAAAATTGCTGCCTCCTGTGGCGTAGCGTTGCAGTGGGGCGAGCTTGTACGCGGCGTAACCGAGTGCATCGACGGGGCCGCTTAGGTCGTCAAGGCCGCCGCGGCCTTTGCCAGGGCGGCCTGTGGTGTCGTACGCCTGCTGCTCCAGGGCTTTGATTAGGTAGCGGCAGCGGCTGTGGACGCGAAGGCGGTTGGATAGCAGAAGCATAACGACACAGTTGACGCGGTCGGCCACTGGTGGGTTGGCGAGCTGGTTTTTGATAGAAAACCCGGCTTTGCGGAGGAGGGCGAGGTCGGATTCGGCGGCGTTGGCGGTAGAGCGGTGGCGGGAGGCGGCGTCGGGGACGATGACTACGTTTCCGGCGGCGACGTGATCTGGGTATGTTTCGTGGAGAAGGCGCACCAGGGCGGGTGTGTCTTTGGGGTGGTGCTCGGCTACAACGTGGAATTCGGGGCCGCGTCGCACGATGACTTCGGCAAAAACGGCACCGACGTTAAAGTCGCAACCAACAAAGAGGCGATCGTCTTCTTCGATGGCGGTGTCGCACCAGTGCGTGTCGCGGTCGAAGGCGTAGTAGACAGTTGTGTTTTCGAGGTTGGCAAATTGTCCTTCTAAATATGAGGCCAGAAGTTGAGGAGGGTACGCGCTCTGTAGAGACTCGACGAATCCGGCGGGTAGGTAAGGGTTATCGCTTGTGCGGGCACGGATGAGACGGCGTTCTTTTTTGAGGTTGGCGACGCGATCCAGGTCGCCGACTGCTTCGGCATCGTGGAAGTCTTGGACGAAAAGGCGGTGCATGGCGCGGTAACCCTCCGGGGTAGAGGCCATGACTAGTTGAGGCTGTGTGCCGCCCCGCAAGCGAGCCAGCATCATTTCGACGGCTTTTTGAGCGATTTCTTGGGGGGAGGTGTCGATTTCGTCAGCGAGGACAGCACTTAGCGTCTGGCCGCGCAGGCGGTTCCACGTTTCAGTGGCGCGGCACAGGAGGGTGGTCGTTCCAGTGGGATGGTGGATGATGTACTCGGGGGAGGGGGATACTCGGAAGTCGTAGGGAATGTCAAAGTCTTCGAGGAAGCTGTCGAAAGCGCGCATCCAGACGTCACGCACCATCACGGCGGTGGGTTCGAACACGGCCATTACGGTGCCGGGGTTGTCCATGGCCATGAGTAGGCACTTGGCCGCCAGCCCCCTTGTTTTTCCCGCACCAAAGCCCGCGCAGAAGCCGAGAATTTTGGTTGTGGTGTCTAGGCAGAAGTCTTTTTGAGCCGGGAGTAAGGAGTCAAATATGCGGGTTCGGAGGGATTCTTCGGTTTCGGTGCAGCGGGTTCCCGTTCCAGTGGGAGGGGTGAGGCAGCCGCCTGCGGGGATTCGTGCCAGCAGGGACATGCGGGGGCTGGGTGGTGTTGCCTAGCAGTCTAGGCGCACCGGCAGGCGGGTACTTTCTTTTGTCGAGGGCGCAGCCCGAGACGGGGGACCGGGGGTGGGGACTGGGGGAGGGGTGTACCTAGAGACTAGGGTGTGATTGTAGTGTGATTTTTGGTTTGTTCAGAGAGCAGCGGGTATCACCGCTCCTGGCCCGATCCCTTTGTAGGGGGGAGGGCCCTGGGGGCCCCGTGGTGGGGTGTCATGCTTGGACAGATTGGACAAGCCAGACCCCTTGCTAGCACTAGGTTTTGCCGTTGCGTATCTGTGTGATGGACAGATGCGCGGACAGATGCGCGGACAGGCTGGCCGAGGTGTGCGCTAGGGGGTGACGGGGGGTCGGAATCGTTGAGAGACTGCAGCCGAGCTGATCCGCTCCATTTGCTCACCGTGTCCGCTCCAGTGCTGCCCGCTTGGGTCAGTCGGAGAGCCTCGTCAATTTCGATATGAAGCCGAGCGCGCCGAGCGCATTGCTGAGCTGGCGAGTCTCACGCGCCAGCTGCAGAATCTCTGCCGCCGCTTCCAGTAGCTCAGCCGCTTTTTCTTTACGGTCGATCGACTCCAGATCCTGCACCATGCGCTGACGCGCCAGCTGCATTCTGGATTCTGCCGCCCGAGTCTGCAGGCCCCATTCTTCCGCACAGCGCCGCCGGACCTGGTTCGGCCGCAGTCCTTGGGCGAGCCAGTCCCTCACCGCGTCGACCTGGTCTGCGATCTCCAGTGCAGTAAAAGCGGCTCGCTTCCTTTTCTCGGCCGGCTCGCTCATTCCGTACCACTGCTGCAGACTCTCAGCCTAGGTTGCCTGCAAGTGTGGACAGGTTGCGCCATATGCTCTACACTGTGAGGTGAGAGCGGAACGAGCCCAACCGGTGGCCTTCGCTCCAATCAGATCCATGGCTGCAGAAACTTACAACACTTGGCCAGACCTGCTAATCGACGGCGGCCGCTTGGCGTCGACCGAGTGGTCTCCGCGTTTGTCTGGGAGCGAGTGTGTCGCTGCGATGCTGCGACGTGATCCCGAGGCTGTCGTGCTGCGCGTTGTCGCATTTGACGGCCATCGTCGCGGCCTCGCTCCCGGAGGTCTGGGAGCATGACCGACCTTCAAACCATCCGCGCCGCCATGGCGGAATTCCGCGGGCCTGATCTGGCCCGATCCACTGGCGAGACAATCGCGCAGTCTGGCAAATTGCGGCTGACCCTGACGATCCCCGGGGATGACAGCGTGCAACCTAAACCAGACGGGCCAGCTGGCCCGTATGTGGGCGCCGTTGTGCGCCTGCTATGGAACGACCGAGTTCTAGCTACCGATTCCCTCTGGGGAATTTTTGAAGACTTTGAAGCCGGCGGCAGTTCAGCCCATCCATGGTGGGATCACATGGCCGGGATCGTGCGCGATCTTGCCGACACTGTGACCGATCCAGATGGGCTCAGGCTGCAAATCGGCGGCCAAATCGCAACCCTACAGGCGATCCAAGCGGAGGTGCTCACATGATCGCCACAGTCCGATCCAGCGCCTTAGCAGTCACCGCCCTGGTGATCGCCGCCGCGGCGCTGTCGTTTGACGCTGGGCGCACCAGTGGCCGCGCATCCTGCCCGACGCACCAGCACCAGCCCACCCTGACCCGTGCCATCCGATGACCTGGGAACAAGTCCGCCCCTATGGGCGCACCGCACCAGCCGCACCAGTTCTGACCTACAGCGCCGAACTTACCGACACCTTCGGCGGTGAGGCTAATTACAGCTGGGTGCGGCGCGAGAGCTTCAGTGTTCCAGCCGGAGCCACTGACCGTTCCGTTGTGATCGCAGCCAAGAAGGCCTTAGGCCTTACCGGCTGCCGCTGCCAGACAACGCACCACGGCGACCTTATAGAGCTACGTCCCAGTGGATCCCTCACTGTGGCTTTTGTAACGCTGGAAACAAGATAGAGCTACCCATAGAAACCTTAACCACAATCCACCCAACCGCAACTCCCTCCAAATGGAACTAGCAACCCTTACTCTCGACTGCGACCGCTTCGACTATGTGGCCGGTTCCTGGCTGTTCTGGTCAGAGCACCATTCCGGCCAATGGTCTGACGGTTACCGGCGCCTCAGTAGCTACCGCTTCGAGCCAGGTATGGCATGGCGAGGCTGGCAATCCCTCAGCGAAGCCGGCCGGGAGATTTACCGGGCATGGTGCGAGCGGCAGTCAGTCGATTGTGACTACGACTCTCTGCGCTACGTCCTGCAGGAATCCGGCTGGGATCTGGAAGACGGCTGCACAGAGTGGCTCCTAGAGCGTTACAGCCACTCCGACCCTGACGAGTCCGGCCTCTGTAATTACAGCCAATCGGACTTTATCAACCTTGACATGTGCTACACCCGGGACCTCCTGCGGTTCTATGAACAGAACAGCGAGTCAGTCCTTCGCTGGTGTGATGCGGCCTGCGATGTCTATGGCTACACCAGCCGCCTAGAGCTGCTGGAGGGTCAGACCGTCGAGGACCCTGACGACATGGCTACGGCACTTGTCAATGCTGGCATGACGTACCTGGCCGGCGAAATGCTGCGTGCTGCTGAGGATTGGCGCGATGCCTGACAAACAGCAGCGAGCCACAGAAGCAGAGCTGACCGACCGAGAGGCGGCCGCCTTGGAGCTGCTAGCCTCCGGCACCGGTACGGCGATTGCCTCCCAGCTGATCGCTGAACGCTACGGCGTCAGCCTGCGAACGGCTCAACGATCGGTGAGGGTGGCGGCGCTCGAATTGTGCGAGCCCGCTACCGGCCACGCTTTGGATTGCCAGGCCATGCTTGGACTTTATCGCCTCGAACTTCTCGCAGGAAGAGCGATGGTCGAAAACGATCCAAGTCTGGCCATCCGTGCTACCAAGGCGCACGCCTCAGCCCTGGCATCGTTCCGGCGTGCCGTAGAGTCTGCCGCCCCCAAGCGGCTCCGGCTCCGGCACCAACGCACCAGTGCCGCTGAGGACCTGCCGTTCTGAGTCGGTTTTATGTCGCTGTTGTGTCGTTTGCAAATGCCGCCCACCTTGGGCGGCTTTTTATTGGCGCAGTGTTAGCTGCTTGCACGTGTTAAGATTTGCGAAGATCACGCTAGCCTCACACTGTAGGCGCGATCATGGAAGCTGAGCCACCCGGCTCACCTAACACCGCACCTAGGCAAACCAGCCATGCAGACCATCACAGAACGCTCCAGCAAGGCCGATATCATCACGGCCGCCGTTGAACTTACAGATCACCAGCAAGGTCAGATCGAAGCCCTGCAGCAACGCCAGACAATCCTCCTAGCGCTGTTGGGGATCCTCGCCATCCTGCAGCTGATCTGATCTCCCCACCCTGGCCAGCCCCAGCGGCTGGCCTTTTTTGTGGCCTGCGGTTGAGAACGATTCCCATTCTCGTTCTCACCGCATCGCCCTAGGTTGTTGAGAATGCGTCGCAACACCGCCAGCACCGCGCACCAATGCAGAATCTGCATCGCCCGCAGGCGGGAATTCCGGCCACGCTCCAGCAGAATCAAACCTCCGAAACTCGGATGTTTCCCTATGAATGCAAATTTTGGCCTTGAATGGCCCCTAGGAGCCCCGGGAAGGCCCTTGAATGGCTTTTAGGGTCCTACCCCTTGAATGGCTTCGTAAAAGATTCTGCAGCGCTCCAGGTAGCCGTCTTGGGCGCGAACGAGTTGGTCGCGGTTGATGAATGTCACGTTGGGTTCGCCGATGCGGCGAGCCACCACGATGAATGCGCCAGCGGGTTGAATGCCGGTTAGGTGCTCTAGGCCGAGCGAGTAGGCGCCGGCTTGGAGGCAGTAGTCAGCCATCATCTCGGGGCTGCGCTTGGTGTTGCTCGTCTTCCAATCTGCGATGAATGGTGCGCCGGCCAATGCAGATGGTGCATCAAACTCGGCGAGGGTGTGCTTGTCGACCGAGATGAGGCCATCAGCTGTGCCGGCGAAACCTGCCGGGTGATGAATGGAGAATTCGCAGGCGTGGCACTGGGTAACGTTGTTGGCTATCCAGGTGGTGAGGCTGCGGGCGAAGCCTTTGGCGCTGAGGCTGACTGACGGGACGCTTGGCAACGCCTGCGCTAGCGCCCAGCGGAAGATGGGTGTGGGGATATGGGGGAGGCCGTGGGGGTCGGTGCGGAGCGAGCCGCGCTTGTTGGCGACCGAGCGAGCAACTTTGTTGGCGGTTTTGAGCATGTACTCCGCTTGGGAGTGCGCTTGGGTGCCTCGGGTGGCGGCGACGGTGCGGTCTTGCTCGGCCGCTCCAGGGCCGTAGATGGCGTTCTGGCGCTTTGCCCAGCCTTCGAGGCCGGACTTGTCGGCGGTGGCGCTGAGGATGCTGGTGACCGAGTGATAGATGTTTCCGGTGGCGTCGCGGTAAATGCGCGAGGGGCCGGAATCGTCGCGCACCAGGGCGGAGCGGCGGAGGGCGGCGAGGGCGGCGAGGGCGTCGGTGCGGTCGAGGGTCACGCCATTACCTGATTCAGCACGAAGGCTACGAGGGACTCGACCTGAAGGCGGTCGATGCTGCCGCGGGTGAACTGGTGGGCGTTGGCGACGACGCGGTGGTAGTCGGCGGTGGTGAAGGGCGAGCCAGTGGTTTGGCGGGTGAGGGTGCGCTGGCGGATTAGCTCGGCGCGGGAGGTGCCTTGCTGCTCGGCGTCACGATCCAGCAGGTGAATGTCCTCTTCGGAGTAGGTGACTTTGACGACGGGCATGGTTCAGTGTTCTGTGAAGCTGAATGCGCCTTCGGGGCTGGAGACGAAGACGATGCGGTGCTGGTGCCAGCAGCGGACGGTGTCGTATTCGCCGAGGAAGCGGTCGTGATCGAGGCAGTTGAGTTCGGCTCGTTGGATGGCGCTGTTGGCGAGGCGGACTTTGTCGAAGATGGTGAGGCTCATGCGGTTGTTAAGAAGTGTGAATGGGGGCGGTTAGGCCCCCGGTGTTGTGTTATGTCAGTCGGCCTTGAAGGGGTTGCCGCCGGTGAGGAGGCGAGCCAAGTCGAAGCCGGCGGTTTTGGTTTCTTCCCAGGCGGCGGCGATGGTGGCGTCGGCGCCTTTTTTGCGGGGTGCGGGGCGGAGCTTGTACTCAGTCAGGAGGCCGGAGCCTTTCTTGCTGAGGGTGAAGTCCCACTCGGTCAGGTTGGCGTAGTCCTCCTCTTGAGAGATGGCGTCGAGTTCGCGCAGGATCGACTTCTGGGAGATTGACATGACTTGAACCGCTCCGGCTTCGAAGTTGAAGACGGGGACGGCGATGCAGAACTTAATGTCTGCGGTGCCGGGGCCGCCGCGGCCTTCGCGGGGGGTGTAGTCGCCCATTTCGGCGATCACGTCTTCGTAGGTGGGCTCGAAGTCGAAGCGGAAGGGCTTGGAGGAGCCATCGGCAGCGGTGCCCCAGGACTCGTAGAACTCCAGGGGTTCGTCGGTTAGGAGGGCGAAGCGAACGCTGCCGCCGTCTTGGAGCTTGGAGGGGGAAAGGTAGGAGCCGCCGGAGGTTGCGTTGACAGAGGCAGAGGCGGTTTTGGACAGGAATGCCATGGTTTGGTGCTTGTTGAATGGACGGCTGAAGTGCCATCGAGTGTGATTGTAGCAGATCGCTCAGGCCGTGTAACCTGTGAAAACGCCCCACGCCGGGAAGGTCGCGGGGCGAAAAACCAACATCACACTAGGAGTTTATCAGCGTGACGAACCAGGCCAAGGAGCTGCTCGCTTTTGTGCGGGCGCTGCCCCAGGGGTATGCGTATGCCCCGATCTATGTGAAGGGGGCGACGCTGCCGGGTGGGCAGGTGAGTAAGGGCAAGGCGCCGCTGGGGCGGTCGCTGCATCATGTGATGGGGCCGGCGGACGTGGCTCTGCAGATCGAGCGGCAGCCGGAGACGTTCCAGGCGGTGGGCATGTTCACCGGGCCTCGGAGCAAGGGGCTGGTGATTTTGGACGTGGATGCCAACCTCAGCAAGTTGCGCCAGAAGTGGGGCACCTCGCTGGACGGTGCTCCGGTGGTGACGAGCACCAAGGCGAATGCGGCGAAGTTTCTGTTTTTGGTGCCGGAGGAGCACTGGAACGAGGTCAAGGGGATTTCGCTGAGTGCCACTGGCGTGGGGTATGAGGTCCTGTGGGGGCGCCAGGGGCTCCTGTACGGGGCTTATCCGGGTGCCAGTAATGGGAAGGGCGCTGAGGGCTTCTACGGCTTTGAGGGCGATCTGGAGGCCATTCCGGTGGCTCCTGATTGGCTGATTGCTGAGATGCGGGATGCGGCGAGCCAGTCGGAGCCGGCGGTGAATGGCTTCCTGAAGAACAGGAAGGCGCTGGACTTTTCGGACCGCACGACGGATGAGGTGGCGGAGATCGCGCAGGACTGTCTGCGGGTGATTCCGCATATGGGGTCGGGAAGCCGGGACCAGTGGATTCAGATCGGGATGGCGCTGCACGATGCGCTGCCGAACGAGCTGGGTCTGACGCTGTGGAGTGCGTGGAGTGCGGATGATCCTGAGTATGCGGATGAGTGGAAGGAGGGGAATCCCTGTGAGGCGGCGTGGAGCAGCTTTAAGCGGGGTGGGGGGATCCGGTTCAACTCGCTGATCTGGATGGCGGACCAGCAGGATCCGACGAGGAGGCGATTTTCGGACTCCAGCCGGGATGCGGTTGCGAAGGCGGAGTTCCGCTCGGTTCAGGAGACGAAGCAGCACGTTCTGACCTTTGAGGAAGCGATGGAGCGCATGGCCGAGGTCATGGAGCTGCCCGATCCAGGTAAGAGGAATTACCTGCTGAATCAGCTGGCCTTGAATGCTGGGTATCGGGATCAGGCCAAGTTGGAGCAGGTCTATGTGGATCACGTTGGCTTTACGGAAAACCCTGGGGAGATCACTGGTGACAAGCTGCACGAGTTTGCTGTGAGGCGGGAGTACCTGATTCCTGATTTGCTGCCGACGCCGGCGGTGGTTGTGGTGTATGGCGCGGGCGGGGATGGCAAGTCGATGTCGTGCTGGACGCTGGCGAAGCATGTGCTCACCGGGCAGCCGTTTGTGGTGAGGGGTAAGCCGATGCCGATCGAGTCCGGTGGCGTGGTGATCTTGAATGGGGACCAGCCTCTGTCGGATCTACAGGAGCAGTTGGAGGAGGCGGATTTTCCGCTGGATGACCGGACCCTGATTCGCGGGGAGTGGTCGCTCCAGTACTACGCGCAGTTTGTGGAGCTGATGAAGCGGCGTCGGCCGAAGCTGGTGATCATCGACTCGCTGATTGGGTGCTCGGGCGGCAAGGCGTTCGACGAGAACAAGTCGGAGTTTGCGATGCCGCTGTACTGGTTGACGCGGAACAACGGGGTGCTGTATCCGGCGACGACGATCCTGATCATTCACCACGCAAACAAGCAGGGCGGCTTCAGGGGCACCAGCGCCATTCGGGATGCGGTGAACGAGACGTGGAGCCTGAAGAAGCCTGAGGGGCGGGATCTGGAGCGGCTGGGGCAGCGTTCCAGGGTCATCACGATTGAGAAGTCGCGGTGTGGGCGGGGCGGCACTCAGCTGCTGATGCAGCAGGAGGACGACCTGAGCTTCAGCATTCGGGACTTCACGCCCGAGGTGGATGCCAGTGATGCGACGCCGGCGAGTCACAGCGATCGAGTGCTGCAGAGGTTGCGTACGGTGTTTCCCCGTACTTTGAGCCGCCAAGACTTGAATGCCGACCCATTGGTGGGCGGGAAGGTGGCAGCTACGAAGAAGGCGCTCCAGCGGTTGGTGAAGCGCGGGCTGATTGTGGTGGCGGACCAACAGAAAGTTCCGACTGGAGCACCGATTCATTTGTATCGTGCTGTACTTTCTTCTACCTCTTCTTCGTGTGCGCGCGGAGAGACTGAATTGGTGTCTTCTGAGGGACACATCCCTTCTGCTGGAACGGATGAGACTGGAGACAGCCTCTGTCCCGTTTCGGAAGGTGTCCCCGGGGTTCAGCTGGCCGAACTGGATCGGGGACACTTCCTGCCTGAGGACACTGCCTGTCCACAGGCAAATTCCAGTGCTGAAGCGGAATCTGAGGCAAAGGGACACTCTGGGCAATATCCCCGCGCGAGGGCAGAGCTGGATAAGCTCGACGACGAGGCCACTGCGTTCTGGAAGGAGTGATGGCTAAAGCCGTTCCGCCCCGCAAACCGGTGGTGATGTTCGCCACCGGCGATCTGATGAGTGAGAACGCCTTGGCGCTGGTGCGGCTGACTTGGTACAAGCAAGGTCGGCCGCGCTGGGTTGAGGAGTTCTGCATCTGGGACACGCCCGAGGGCTACTCGGTCGTCGAGCTAGCCCTTAGGGAGGCCGTGGAGCAAGGAGTTGATGTCCTTGTCATTGCGGCGCACGAGGTAGAGGCTTTTGGCCTCAGCGCGTGTTAAGAGATATGACTCGCCGGTGGTCGCCATCGGCTGTAGACTGTTAGGGTAACCGCAGTTACACAGCCGTCATGGCTACCACCATCACACCCGCCCCAGTGGCACCCAGCGGCACCATGTCGCTGTTCACCGCGCTCAGCTCTGTGCAATACGCGCAGCGGTTGGCGCAGCATCACATCAACGTGTTGCATGACATGAAGATCGAGGCTCCCTACGATGCGTTCCACCTGGAGCGACTGAAGCAGCTTGAGCACTGGATCGTTGAGCAGATTGATGCGGCTAGCCGTGTCGTGCTTGAGGAGGCAGGCAAATGAGTCAAGTTCTTGAAATCAACGACCTCCGGTTCGATGGCGACTTACTTGTGGTTGAGGCTGTGGTTGACGATGCGGTACTTGTCCGCTCGCCGACTGACCTCGACCCGCCCGAGTGGGGGCCTGCCTTGTGCCGAGGCACCTGGTACATGGACGATGAGGCGTTGATCCCAGCGACCGACGCCGAATTCATGGACATCCTGTCCGCCAACATCACTGACTGGACACCTGTAGACCTTTCTGATCTCTATGATTGACACTTCCGCAATCCCGTTTTACCGCTCGTACCTTCTGGGCGGTAAAATTATTTCTCTTGACAAACTTGACGAGTTAACTGATGCTGACTTGAACTTGCTAAATATCGAGACTTTAGCTTCTCTAGAAGAGGCTAGAAACGAGTATTACAGCACTGAAGACAAGACCAGCGAACGAGCTAATTTTCTTTACGGTCGGCTTAAAATAACCGGCTACTTTCAAGCCGCCATCAAAATTCATTTACAAGACTGAACAATGCAAACCCCGTCTGTGGACATGGTTAATCGCCCCGCGCATTACACGGCGGGGCGCCAATTTGAGGTGATTGAGGTACTGGAAGATGCTGTGCGTCGGGCACCCGATCCAGTGCTTGGGGCGCTCCAGTGGCAGGTGCTCAAATACCTGGAGCGTATGTGGGACAAGGACAACCCGCAGCAGGACGCACAGAAAGCCATGTGGTATCTGATGCGGCTTATCGACAAACTTGAGGCACAGCGATGACCCACCTCAACATCACCCCCCTGCCAGAGCTGGTGCAGGAATGGTGGGCCGAAGCGCTTAAAACGCCAAGCGAAAACGCATTTGAATTTCTTGCCACTCGCGCCGCCCAATGGGGCGCTGACCAGGAGCTGGAGGCGTGCTGTGTGTTGATCGAACAAAAAGGTTTCCTTCCGTCGTCGCTGTTTCGGCTGCATCGCCGCCCCAAGCCGCCGAGCTTGAAGGAGCAGGCGCTGGAGGCACTTGAACGGCAATGTCTTCGCTCAATTTCCCCTTTGGTTTCAACAAGCGACCTCGACACCATCCGCCGCGCCCTGGAGGCCCTCGATGACTGACCACCTCACCAGCCGCGCCCAGCGCCTGATCGACGAGTTTGAGGAAGGCCAGAGCATCCGCCACGGCATCGCCAGGGTGCTCACGCACCTGGCCGACAACTACGGCGACATGGAGAGTTGGTATGCCGTCCCAGCATCAACTTTGGTGCAGTTCGCCGCCGAACTTACCGCCCCCACCCTGCTTGACCGCGCCGTGGCCGGCGACAGGGATGCCGCCCGCCGATTTCTGTATGAAGCCGGCTTCACTGATGAACATGGCCATCTCAGGCCGCCTTATCAATCTTAGGATTTGAACGATGACCGACCATTATTCCATCACCCCACCGCCGGAGCTGGCGCTGCAATGGATAAACGACTACTTAAACGAGCATCCTGAAGGGCTAAACGTTGAAGTTCTTGTCGTTAGCGCCGCCCAATGGGGCGCCGACCAAGAGCTGGAGGCGTGTTGTGAGTGGTTATGCACCGGCTACGCCGACACTGCAGAACACCTCCGCGCCGCCCGTCGCCCCAAGCCGCCGAGCTTGAAGGAACAGGCGCTGGTTGAGCTTGAGTTTTTGAGTGACACTGCTTCCGGGCTTGGATGTGACGGGTCCGCAATTCGCCGCGCCCTGGAGGCTCTGCCCAACGACTGACGTGCTACCCTATTAGGGTAACCGCCTTACTTGGCATGAGGATCAATTTTGGGGTCGAGCATCTGAGCCTGCTGGAGGATGCCGATCTGGTGGCGTTCGACTGTGAGACGACGGGGTTGCAACCTACCCACGGCGGGATGCGGCTTTTGCAGTTCTGCGCTGAGGGCGAGTTTCCGGTGGTGATTGACTGCTGGGAGTTGGACGATGAGGGCTGGCTGGAGCTGGATCGGTTCTTCGCACGAAAGCGGCGCTGGCTGGCGCACAATGCGGTATTCGACCTGGGCTGGCTCCAAGAGCACGAGCTATACCCAGAAGGGGAGGTCTACTGCTCCATGCTGGGAAGTCGGCTGCTCACCAATGGGCTGCCCAACCTGCGCCACGGCCTGCAATTTGTAGTGAAACGCTATCTCGACGTGGAGATGTCTAAGGAGGAGCAGAAAAGCGACTGGAGCGGCGACCTTCGCAAGGAGCAGCTGGAATACGCGGCGAACGACGTCAAGCTGCTGTTGGATTTATGGGAGCCTTTGCGGGAGCGAATGAAGATTGGGCAACTTCGCAACGCTTGGGAGCTGGAATGCACTGCTTTGCCAGCGATGGCGCAGTTGTGGCGCACCGGACTGCCGTTCGACAAGGAGATGCTGGAGCAGTTACGCGATGACCTTGAGGCGGACAATGAGCGGATGGGTGCGGAGTTTGTGGTGGCGCTTGACAAGGCGCTGCCAACGGGGCATAAGCTGCCGCGAGATCCTGATGGCGAGCTGAACCTCCGTCCGAAAGCCACTGGCACGGTGCGGGGCGGCGATAAGCGTCCGGCCGGATTCAACATCAATTCACCGCACCAGCTGAAAGAGGTGTTCACGGCGCTGCTGGGGCAGACTCCGGTGGATGCTGACGGCAAGCCGTCGTGCAGTCGGGCGGCGTTGCGGGAATATGCGGCCGACCACGAGATTGTGGTGCAGTATCTGCGCTGGAAGCGGGTTGAGAAGCGCCGCCAGATGGTGGAATCGCTGCTCAAGCACCAGGATGCGGACGGGTTTATTCGCGCCAGTTATCTGCAGCTCGGCGCCGATACGGGCCGGATGTCGTGCATGACCCCAAATTGCCAACAAATACCTAGAGATAATACTTTTAGATCTTGTGTTATAGCTCCAGAAGGTTGGGTAATAGTAGATGCAGACTTTGCACAGATGGAGTTGCGTTTAGCTGCTGTAGAGGCCAAAGACGAAATGATGTGCAAAGCTTTTAGAGAAGGTGAGGACTTGCACTGTCTTACGGCTCGCGCTATCTACGGAGCAGCCTTCGACGAGGCGGACGATGCCGAGCGCAAGCAAATGAGGCAGATAGGCAAGAGCGCCGCATTTGGTTTGCTTTATGGATCGGGCGCAAAGGGGTTGCGGTCTTATGCAGGTTCTAGTGGTATTCAAATGACTCTGCAAGAAGCTGCAGAGATACGCGACAAGTTTCATGCTTTGTATCAAGGGATCAGTTCATGGCAAAAAGAAGCAGCAGCTGCAGCTCAAAACAGTTCAACAAACGCTTCGGTACGAATTCGCGTTTCTGGCTTTCGTAGGCTGCTACCGGGCGAGCACAACAAACTGACAACTAGGTGTAACACGGTTATTCAGGGAGCCGGTGCTGCCGTGCTTAAACTAGCTTTGGGTAAACTCTGGAAATTGGTACACGCTGCCGGAGAAGATGAAGTGAAGATAGCCGGGGTAATCCACGACGAAATTTTATGTTTAGCTAAAGAAGAACACGTTGAAAAATGGACTAAACTTCTCGGTCAAGTCATGGAAACTGCCGAGGCTAGGTGGCTTGGCGACGTTCCGGCGGCAGCCGAAGCCCACTACGGCAAGTCTTGGACCGAGGCAAAGGGGTAGTAAAATACGAGGGTCGGCGGTGGTGGAACACCCCGACCCAGACCACCCGCAACTACCAGGTGATGCCTAAAAGCTTAGCAGTTCGTTTTTGGGAAAAGGTAAACTGCTCAGGATCGCAACAGCCGCATATGCCCACATGCTGCTGGGAATGGACAGGCTATAGAAATCAAGACGGTTACGGGCGTATCCAGCTCGGTAGACAGAATGGAAACCGCCTTGAAAGTGCTCATCGCCTAAGCCTTTCTTTTGTGTTGGGTTACATGCCGCCGTATGTTATGCATAAGTGCGATAACCCGGCATGTGTCAGACCTAGCCACTTAGAAGAAGGTGATCATAAACGCAACACTAGGGATGCTTACCTGAAAGGTAGGCAGCCCCGGCGTAATAAGTACAGAGGTGCTGCCGTATACAACGCTAGGTATACAGAAGCAGATATCTTAAAAATAAGAGAACTGTATGCACAAGGTTTAACTCAAAAACAAATAGGAGAAATGTACAACACTAGTCAGTCACACATTAGCTGCATCATACGTAGAAAAATATGGGCCCACCTAGCTTAGTTTTCTGAATAGTCGGGCTGCAACTGCTGAATTATCTGCCAGACGTTTGTGTAAGTCGCGCCAGTGCGAATGTGGTGGATGGCGCTGCGGGTGATGCCGTAGCGCTTCGCCAGTACGGCGCTGGATTCGGGGCTGAGCATGATGAGAGCGGCCTGGCGGTCGGTCAGGCTGCGCTGCTCGTAGCAGACCCGGCCTTTAACACTGGGCCGTTCCAGTGGTGGAAAGGCGGCGGTTTCGGTGCTGGAAAAGCGGTGGTCGCAGGCGCTGCAGTGGTGGCGGCGCCAGCGGTTGCCGTTGGCGCGGCGGCAGGTTTGGATTGTTACGACTTCTGGAGAACCGCAGGCGAGGCAGGATTTCATGCGGCTAGACTAACAGGGAACAAGGAGAGCCATGCTCGACGTCTACACCGCAACACTCAGGAACCGCCACGGCAAATTGGAAACCGTTGCTTTGGTGGGCAATCAGCGCGCAGACATTCTTTATGCTGTGGCGGAGCTGTTCCCGGATTGCGATGTCGTCCGAGTCAGAAAAGACGACCAGTGGGACGCCCTTGACCGGGAGACAGCAGATTATGGTGCGTTTGGGTAAGGCTGTGGCTCGCGCCAGCACAGGCGATTTACAGCGGGCCTGCGATTTTCTGGAGTGGGCGGTGAAGATCCGCAAGGGTTGTTCGCGCCAGCGGATGGCGGCGCGTAATCGGCGTGTTGGATGACACTGTAGAATTGCCGCATACCCTCCCACTGTGTTATGCCAGTACGCCAAGGCGGCAAATACTACGCGCAGGTGCTGCTGGACTTGAATCGGTACAAGCTGCTTGAAAAGTTGGCTCAGGCTGAGGGCAAGAAGGTCACGGCGCTGATCCGAGAGTTCACTTACCAGGCGCTGCAGAAGCAGGTGCCAGCGTCCGAGTACAAGGCTGCTGAGGAGGCGGATACAGAGCTGTGGGCCGAGTCGGTGCGGCGTAGGGTCCAAGGGCGCCTAAAGAACCGCAGGCCGCCTACGGCGCAGGAGCGGCTAGCCAAGGCCAAGGCCGTGCTGGAGAAGTACAAGTACCTTTTGTGACGTTCTGCAACCGGGCTCGCGGAGACTCGCTGTTCCCTATTAGTCTAGCCCCGTAGTTTGAAGTGGAGCGGTGACGCGCTACTTGATTTGTGTTGGCGACCAGTGGGTCGCTGCGGTTTATGACGTGACTGGGCCGGGCATCAAGCTGACGAGCCAGCAGGAGGATGCTTGTTCGTGGGTGTCGCACGACAAGGCTGCTGGGGCGGCTCGGGTGGTTTCAGCCTTTTTTAAGGAGCCGGCTTGGATTTATGTTTCCCAAGAGGCCGACTATCCGGCAAGCTGGAAGGTTCAACGCGCATCGGTGGCGGGATGAGGAATTGCGATCCAGTCGAGCAGCAGGCTCGGCAAGACTTTCTTGATGAGCTGTATCGCGCTGCTGGGCGGGACCGGCCTGAGCATCCTGACTACAGCCTCTACACCGGACTTTTTCAGCAGTGGACCCAGCAACAGAGCGAGGTAGCGCAGTGACCGACGAGCAATTGAAAGCAGCGTTTTTGGATTGGTGGAAGGACAGCTTTCCGATGGCGCCGCCGAATTCCAGGACCGTGGAAACGCATGTCGCTTTTGCGTCGCATGTGCTGTCACTGGCTGAGCTGTTCCGGGAGTACGAGGACAAATGACCGTGCTATCTGATACTGAGATTGCGGCGTACTGTCGCGCCGGAATGGTGGAGCCGTTCGACCCACGGCTGGTGGGGCCTGCGTCGCTAGATGTCAGGCTTGGTTCGCAGCTTATGGTGGAGACACCGCACGAGCTGGAGCTGCAGCGGTTTAGCATTGCCGACCGCTGCAAGGAGCACCCCTACCTGTTGAAGCCGGGCGAGTTTGTGCTGGCCGAGACGGTGGAGGTGTTTCACCTGCCGGAGGATCTGGCAGCGCAGTTCATTCTCAAGAGCAGTCGGGGTCGCTCGGGAATTTCGCACAGCCTTTGTGGGTTTTGCGATCCAGGGTGGAATCACAGCCGTCTGACGATGGAGCTGCACTCGCTGCGGAAGTTCCACCCGATCCCGCTGTGGCCGGGCATGAAGATTGGGCAGATGGTGTTCAGCCGGATGTCCCAGCCGCCCGACAGGAGCTATGCGGTCGTAGGGCATTATAATGGTCATTTAACGGTGATGCCTTCGTATGAGGTGGGTTGTGGTTAAGGATTTTCCTTGGTTGCTGGTGAGTGAAACAGGCCGAGTCTTACGACTTGCACGGTCCTGTCAAAGAACAAAAAACGGACGCCCTTTAGATTGGGTGCAGATTCCCGAAAAAGAACTAAACGCTCGACCTGCAGGAGCCGGCTACTTGGCTGTGCAGACAAAGTTAAAAGGTAAGTATAGTACACTGTATATACACAGGTTAATAGCAAACGCTTTTATACCTAAACCTTTTGGATGCAACGAAGTAAACCACAAAGATGGCAACAAACAAAACAATAGTATTGAAAATTTAGAATGGACAACGCACTCGCAAAATTTATTACATGCTCATGCTACAGGTCTGTATACTAAAAAACCTTTATTACCTAGTAAAATTCTTGAAATTAAAAAACGACTTAGTGATGGTGAGATTGCGTATAGACTAGCTAAAGAATATAAAGTATCGCCGCAAGTTATATACGGGATTAAATCTGGACGTACTTGGGCCTGGCTTAATCCGAATATGGTGGCGGCATGAGCGATCCAGTGGAGGTGGCGATGGCCGCCTTCTGGGATTACCGCTTGGCAGGGCGGGGGATGCACGACCGGCAACGCATGGAAGCTGCGCTGCAAGCGGTTGCGGTCTTGATGCCCTACCCTGTCAGCTCGCAATTTTTGAACCAACTACACACAACGAATCGTGCACTACGCGAAGGCGAACTCGGTCGAGTCATACCTCAATGCGATCGGGCGGACGCCGCTACTGAGCAGCGACCAGGAGATCGACCTGGGACGGAAGATCCAGCGGATGGTGGCGCTGAAGGAGGAGCAGCGGGAGCTGACGCCTAAAGAGAAACGCGAGGTTCGCATCGGCGAACGAGCGGTGGAGCACTTTGTCAAAGCCAACCTGCGGCTTGTCGTCAATGTGGCCAAGCGGTACTACCGGGTGGTGACCCACATGGAGCTGATGGATCTGGTGCAGGAGGGCAACATTGGCCTGATGCACGGGGTTCTGAAGTTCGATCCAACGCGGGGGTACAAGTTCAGTACCTATGCGTACTGGTGGATCCGGCAATCAATGGCTCGGGCGATTTCTACTAAGGAGCGCGTGGTGCGGTTGCCTGGGAAGATTGCGGAGATGGCGGCCAACTGGAGCAGCGCGATCCAGGTGTTGGGGCAAAAGTATGGAAGGATGCCGACCACCGAGGAGATGGCTGGGCACTTTGGAGTGACGGTTGAGGACGTGCGGCTGTACATCAACCGGGGACAGCAGGTCTACTCGCTCGACAAGGTGGCGCTGGAGGGCGAGGGTAGTTCGCTGGGGGATTTGATTTGCGATCCGCTTGACCCGTCAGGGACGGAGTCGATGCGACAGGCGGAGCAAATGGAAACGCAGTCGATGCTGGATGGTGCGTTCCAGCACTTGACGGAGAAAGAGGCGGAACTGGTGAAGCGGTACTGGGGGCTAGGGACTGACGTGTCGGAGACGTACTCGGAGCTGGGACGGGAGATGGGGGTCAGCCGGGAGCGGATACGGCAGATTGTGGACGTGGCGCATCGGAAGATGCGGCGGTATATGGCCGTGTCGAATTCATTTACGACCCAGCAGGCGAGCCAAGCGCTGGCGGAGTGTGGGACGCCGGGGCGGGGGTTCCATTAGGAGGGCGATCAGCTCCAGTTCGCCAATGTGCTGGGTGGCCTGCCTTATGATGGTCTGCTGCAGCATGTTCTGCTGGGCGAGCGAGCAGGCCAAGTCGATGACGCGGTCCACGTTTCCTCTGCCTTCGCTTCTTAAGATGTCGCAGGTGTGCCGGTATTGGGCCTGGGCAGCGAGGCTGGGTTTGGGAATGAGCCAGTCAGCCAACGCCATGCAAACCTCGTAAACCTTCATTCTGCGAGTCTAGTGATGGCTGAGCCAACTTTGGAGTTCATCTCGAACGAGCAGGGGCGGTGGTGGGAAGTCACCTATGCAGGCATGACTCGGCGGCATGAGCAGGAGTGGCAAGCATTCATCTACTACGAGATGGCTCGGGCTGCTTATGCAGTAACACAGCTGCAGCAGAGTAACAAAACTCAATAATCCCAAACGACTTTGGGGCGGCCCATGCGGATGCCTGTGTGGATGAAGCCGCGTGGGGCGCCTTTGCCGGTGCTGTAGGGCCAGTTAGCGATGCACCAGTCCTGCAGGGCGTAGACCGAGACGCCCTCGATGAACCAGTCGACTGCGCCGCGGCCGGGTTTGTAGAGGTGTTCGGAGTTGGAGGCGCCGCCTACAGCAGCATTCACGGCACTGGGGCGGTGGCCACTTGTGATGGTGATGGGCTTACCGCCAAAGTGAGTTCTGGCTTTTTCAAGGAACTGGCATAGCTCTATGCAGATATTGCATTGCGCCTGCGAAGTGAAGCGACGGCATTCTTCGCCGACACAGATTTCGCCATAGGTGATGTGAGGTGTGATTCTGTAGGTAAAGGGCGAGCCAGGGCTGAAGCTAGGTGCTGGGGCGGCGCCCATGAATAGTGTGACTTCGGCGGCGCGGCGACGTACTAGACCTTCAAGGGGGCCGCCGCCGGCTTTGTCCCAGCGGGGGAGTTCTTCGGGGATGACGACTCGGGCGGATTCTCCGGCGGCAAGGCGTTTACGCAGTGTGGAGTCCTCAACCGCGCCAAGGCCGACGTTGTAAGCCCAAGAGATCAAGGCAGCCTGCTGGTTGGCACCGTACTTTTGACTGGCTGGAATCAGGTCGAAGACGTTCGGGGCGACACGATCCAGCAGATCGTCGCGCAGTAGGGCTTCGGCTTCGGAGGCGGTGATGGTGTCGCCCATACGGACGGGGCCTTTACCTGGGTAGCGCGTTACGCCGTACCCGATCGTGGGAATTCCAGCGGCACACTTATAGGCTTCAAGGCGAAGCCCTTCCCAGTCTTTAATGATTTTGGTAGCTGGGGCGAGCCAGGTGGGGTCGGGTTGTTTGCCGGATTGACTCCAGGTTTTGAACCAGGCGTTGTCGCGGGTGAGCAGGCTGGAAGGCATGGCTGCTTCAAGTTCCGCGAGGGCTGCCATCTGGTGCGGCAACCCTTTGTAGTAGCGGAACAAATCGAGCAGGCGGATGGGTTGCTTGGTGCTCACTTGGTAAAGGCTCGGATGGCGCCGGCTACTGGACTGTAGAGCCCGATCACTGCTTCTACCTGAGAAGGCGCTGGAATTTTATGTGTATTTGCGATGATGGCGTTGGTGACTTCGGCCTTGACTTGCTCGGGCGTTGCGGTCAGGAGCAGGTTCGGCATCTCGACATCGAGTCGCCGGTAGATCAGGGGGAGGCCTTTGCGGACGGCACGATCTAAGGCGAGGCGCATGAGGGCGCGGCCCAGTTCAACAAGGAAAAGTTTCATGTTCCGGGGGAGGTTTTGACGAGGAGCGCCAGCAGAGCTGCTGGGGCGGCGGTGATAGCGCCTTCAAGGCGGCCACGCGAGGTGTCGCATTCTCCGGGCTTGCGGATTTCGCAGACGGTGAGGTCAGTGCAAAAAACAGCGATGCCGCAGGCGTAGAAGGCGACGATGCAGCGGATTATGAAGCGTCGCTCGTCCATCAGATTTTTGCTTCAAGTCGGGCCAAGCGCTGCTCGCACTCGTTGAGGCGGGTGAAGGTTTCGCGGCGGTCGGCTTTGAGATCGACGTGCAGTTCGTCGAGGCGGTTGGCGACGTTTGTGACGGCTTCGGTGAGACGGACCACGGCATCGCGGCCCTCGTTGCTTCTTTTGGTGAAACCGGCGGCACCCATGGCGGCGACGGTGATGGATGCGCCGCTCACGGCTGCAAGAATCTCAATCACCGCAAAAAGTAGCCGCTGTACGCCTAGGTTGCCCGGTACAAGACCATACAGTTGTTGACGAACCAGCCCATGTGGTAGTCGCTGGCGGCGTACTCCTTGAGATGCTGCTCGATCTCCTCGTCGCGTTGCAAGCCGCAGGCGATCAGCCGCTCGGCCCAGTAGTCCTTGGGCTGGCAGTTGATGTGACCAACGCCGCCTTGGCCGGGTTGGGCAGCGCTCCAGATCAGGATGCCGCCCGGCGCGACGGCATTGGCAACGCTTGCGGCTACGGCGTCGGTTTGGTCCTCGGCAATGTGCTCGGCGACTTCTAGGCAGATCACCAGCTCGGCGGTGTCGTTTAGGTCAAAGAGGCTTTGTTGGCGCAGGTGCTTTTTGCCCTGCACTCGGTCATCGGTGTCGATGCCGGTGGCGTCAATGCCATGCTCGCGCAGGGCGTCCACATAAATGCCGGGGCCGCAACCGATGTCAAGTGCCGTTTTCGGCTGGAGCGTGTCGGCGATCCAGGCGGCAAGGCGTTTGGCGAAGGGACCTTCTTCGCACTCGATCTCGTAGTAGTTGATGCGATCCACCTCGTACCAGCCCCGGCGGTACAGGTCGTTGATTTGGCAAAAGATTTTGTCGTAACGCTTGCCGCAGGCTTGAAGCGACCATTTGGTGCGGGCGATGGCGGCGATCTTGCCTCGATCCAAGTAGCCCACCGCGTCAATAGCGTCAATCCAGTCCTGCAGGGTGTGGCAGCGGAAGCCGCTGACGCCTTCAATTACTGTTTCGGTCATGGCGCCGTAGTCCACCGCTACCACCGGGGTGCCGCAGAGCATGGCTTCTACTGCCATACCGCAGAAAGGCTCGGTGAAGACGGTGGGCGCTAGGAGCGCACGAGCATTACGCAGAAAGTCGCTGCGAGCGGTGCCTGCGATGGGGCCTCGGTATTCGATGTTTGGATGAGCCCAAGGCGATGGATCACCTTGGCCGTGGAGCACGATGGGCCAAGGGCTGTGGTCCGCAATGGCTTTGATGGTGTCGATGCCTTTGAGCGGGGTGATGCGCCCAAGGAAGGCGAGGTACTGGCCGGGTTCGTAACTGGGTTCCCAGTCGTCGAGGTCGTAGTAGTTGGGAACGACCCACTCGTAGTTCTTACCGTTGCGGCCTTCCTTGCCTTGGTGGTAGTGCATCCAAGCGTAGGACTCAAAAATGCGGAAGCTGTCTGGCATCAAGGTGGGGTAGCCGATGCCGGTTTCGACGTGCTGGTGGCCGGGAAACTCGACCATGAGCTGCTGGTGTGCGTGGCCGAAGGGATGGCAGATGATGTCCTGTGGTTGGAGGCGTTCCCGCATAGCGGGAATTAGGCGTGACTCAAAAAGCTGATGGCCGGGACTGCCCACGGTGGCGTCGTTGCCGTGGAAATCGGTTTTGCTGCGGTTGTACAGCGCTCCAAATTCGGCATCCCTTAGCATCGTGACGTGTTCGGAGGCTTCAGCCTCGGACCCGGCGTTGCTGTATTCGATGACGGTGTAGCCCTGCGCCTGCATCATGCGGGGGAAGCGCAGGGCCTTGCCGGTGAAGGCGCAGTGACTGTAGGCCGACGTGTGTTGGGTATGGAAGATACCGACGAGGTGGAGACGGGGTTTAGCCAACAGTTGCGGGGACCCAAGCTTCGTCCACATTAGGCGTAGTGGGGTCATCAGCCATAAAGGTGCCATCGGCGTTACGGGCACGTTCCAGTTCTGTACCTGGAGCAACTGGCCATTGCACATCCCAAGGGAACCCCGCCTGCTCGGTTACATCGCGCAATGCTTGGCGGTAAGCGGCCCAAGCGGAGGCATCCACAGGTGCGTCGGAGAGCTGGGTCCAGTCGCACTCGGCAAGGCGCCTAGTGCGCTCTAGGCGGATTTCAGCAGCTCGTTGTTTTGTGCGCTGTGCAATTTCGTCATTGGTTGCTGGGGTTGTGATCCAGGTTTGTGACCAAGTGCTGCCGATTAGTTCTGGTTTGCCCTCGGAAATGTTGACGGTGTGATTAGCAATAGGGCAAGGCGTAAGCGTCACTGGAACCACGCCCCAATCAGCCAACTCTTCGTCGCTCATAACGACGGGGAAGCTCGTGTTAGGGTTTGCGTTACGCAGTTCGGCCTGGCTGTAGGGGTAAGCGACAACAGCGGCTTTAGAGATCAAAGCGTACATGGGTTACCTCGGGCGAAGGGAAAATTGATTAGCTCTACTTGAGCTGAGAGTCGCAGTTGAGTTGACGGTAACGGTTCCCGTAGATCCAGCATTGACATTAGTTTTATAGAACATGGCTAAAGCGATTTCATCTGTGTACAATGTTCCATTTTCGGCCATGTCTTCTATTTGAGTGTAGTCTGAATTACTGAACGTAACTGTTGTGCTAGCTATATTTGATCCGCAAAGTATTTGGACGGAATTGTTTTCATTTATTGTAATAGATGGGGCCGCTGGATTTTGTGCTGTATTGCTAATGGTCCCTGCAGTATCAAAATAAGCATTTCTAAAGCAAGCTACAATACACCCTTGTCCATTCGCTGAAATAGTGGACGTCCAGGTATAGCTAGAAGTTGTGCCATCGTATATGATCCAGCCAACACGTCTACCCTGTGAACTAAGTGCCGAAGTCCAACCAGTTGGGTTTGAAACAGATCCTGTCGTGCCCGATTGAGATTGAGTTGCACAGTACACAAGTAAATCACCGGACTTAAAGCTCGCCGACATAGTAACCGTGCAGTTTGTATTGCTGCCCGCGTCTTGCCCAGATGCCGCAAAACCGATATACTCAATCGGAGTCCTAGCGCCGCGCATTATTTGAAGAGTTAGTGGATCCATGATGTTAATTGGTGTAATTGATTAAAGCTGCGCCACGCCATCTGCTCCCGCCGTCGTCAGTAACAAACATAAACAAATGCGTCTTGCCAGTGGTTAGCGAGGGTGCTTGACCGCCTGGCCATTCGAGGTTGGCAAACCATGTGACCGTGCCGCTGGTGTGCGTTAATTCAAGTGTAAAGCTATAGGCACGGCTTGCCGGTACGCTGCTTACAGTAAAAGTACTGTTGCCGTTAATTGTCTTGGTAAAATAATTACCGGTGCTGCAGTCAATATCAAGGGCGCCAACGGCGACAATGTTTTGTCCATAGTTACCACTTAAATCCAGTTTGGTAGCCGGAACCGATTGGTTAATACCTACGCGATCAGTGCTGGCATCAAGAAAGAAAAGGTGCGTATTGGTATCGCCTTCCATGCGTACATCAACATCCGCTCCAGCATCGTTAATTACAACTGAGCCTATAATTTCAACTGTTGAATCAAATATAGCAGCACCCGTAACATCCAGCGTTCCTGGTAGATCCACATTGGATGTCCACTCGACATCGGTGCCGTTGGATGCCGTCTGCAGCACTTGACGAGCACTCCCATCGGCCAGTTTGCTGACCGCAATCTCAGCAGTAGCGCTGATGTCGCCGTCAACAATGGTACCGTCTGCGATTTTGGCGCTTGTGACAACGCCGCTGTCGATCGTCCAAGTGGCGCCACTTGCCGAGACTGTGATGTCGCCCTTGTCGCCATCGCCGATGCCTACGCCTGTGGCACCAATAGCTCCGGTGGCTCCAGTGGCGCCGCTAACACCTATTACGCCTGTTGCCCCGGTAGCTCCGCTAATACCGACAACACCGGTGGCACCTGTAGGACCTTCGGCACCCGTGGCACCGCTGACGCCTACAACGCCGGTCGCACCGGTAGCGCCAGATACTCCAATGACACCCGTAGCTCCGGTTGCACCACTGACACCGACAACTCCAGTTGCTCCGCTTACGCCTACAACACCTGTAGCGCCAGTGGCTCCATCTACACCTGCAACTCCGGTGGCACCAGTAGCACCAACTACACCTGTTGCTCCTGTTACACCAACTACCCCAGTTGCACCCGTAGCTCCACTCACGCCGACAACGCCAGTGGCGCCGGTGGCTCCGTCTACGCCGGCTACGCCCGTGGCACCAGTAGCGCCTGTCACGCCGATGGCCCCAGTGGCTCCAGAGACGCCGATTACACCTGTTGCGCCTGTAGCACCAGAAACGCCGGTGGCGCCTGTTGGCCCGATTGGGCCGGTTTCACCTTGGACGCCGGTTGCGCCGGTGGCACCCACAACGCCGGTCGGTCCAGTGGGGCCAGTGCTGCCAACTGGGCCGGTGGCGCCGGTTACACCAGACGCACCAGTGGGGCCGTCGATGCCGTTGATGCCTGTGGCGCCTTGGGGGCCGGTGGCTCCGGTAACGCCTACCGCACCAGTGGGGCCGTCAACACCGGTGGCGCCTTGTGGACCGGTGGGGCCGACTGGGCCTGTTGCTCCGGTTACACCGATTGGACCGGTGGCACCGGTAACACCTGCGGGGCCGGTGGCGCCGACAATTTCACCAACGTTGTCCCAGTCGGTGCCGTCGTAGACCCATAGGTCGCCCGAGGTTTGGTCAATGACGCCGTTTCCAGCTACAGCGCCAGGGAAGGCTGTGTCGAGCGTGGCCTGTGGATCGACGCCGGTATCTGCGACCGAGCCAATGATGCTGACTGAAGTGCCTGCTGGGCCTGTTGCGCCGGACGGGCCGATTAGTCCGGTCGCACCAATTGGACCAGTGGGGCCGGTGACACCTGTTTCTCCGATAACTCCGCTGGCGCCAGTGGGACCCATAACGCCGGTGGCGCCTTGAGGACCGGTGGGGCCGGTAACGCCACTGGGCCCGGTAACGCCGTCAACGCCCGAGGCGCCGGTGGCGCCGACAGGGCCGGTGGCGCCGGTGACGCCCGAGGGGCCTGTGGGGCCGGTGATGCCGGTCGCACCAATCGGACCAGTGGCGCCGGAGACGCCGACAACACCCGTGGCGCCGGTTGCACCTGTGGCGCCGTCTGCGCCAGCGGTGCCCTGCGCGCCAGTGGGGCCTTCGGGGCCGCTGGGGCCGACGATTCCGGTGGCGCCTGTTGCGCCTATTGCACCTGTGGCTCCGGTGGCGCCGCGTGGTCCGGTTGCTCCGGTGCTGCCGTCGACGCCGATGGTGCCTGCAGCGCCCGTGGGGCCTTGAGGGCCGGTGGCTCCGGTGGGGCCTGTGCTTCCGTCGACGCCGATGGTGCCGGCCGCTCCAGTGGCGCCGGTGATGCCAATCGGGCCGGTCGCGCCAGTGGAACCGACTGCACCTGTGGCGCCGGTGACACCGACTGGGCCGGTGGCTCCTGAATTGGGAGCTACAGGTGCCCAACGGCTGGCGCCGCTGTTCCAAGCCAAAACTTGGCCGTTGGTTGCGGAGCCGGATTCAACGTCGTGGAGATCGCGGAGACGGGCGCCGGTGTTCCAGCGAACCATCAAGATGCCGTTGTTTCCTTTGCTAACGACTGCCGCAACGGGAAGTTTGAGGTTTGGTGCCGTTGGTTCAGTTGCTGTTAGGCCGCCGGCGGTGGTGGGGCTGCACCAGAGGATGTCGCCTTCGTTGTACGCGTTGGTGTTGACGCCGCGGATTTTGCCGAACGAGGTGACGAAGCCGTCGGCGCCGCCGGCAATTGCTTCGGCGGTGATGCCGAAAAAGACATAGCCGGGGTAGGTGCCGTTGGCCACCATTGGGGCGACTTTGAGGCGGCCGCTATTGCCAGCGGTGCCGGCAAACATCACGGCGGTGCCTTTGGGGATGGCGACCGAGTTGCTGTTGTTGCGGCAGAGGGTGATTTGGTCGGCGCCGAGGTGTAGGTGCAGATCGTCGGTGAGGCCGAGCACCAGAGTGCTGGTGTCCTCTTCCCAAGTGACTTGGCCTTGGGCCGGGGTCAGATCGGCGTCAAGCTCAAACGCCAGCGCCGAGACGGTGGGGAAGCGAACTGGGTCGTAGGCCGGGAAGCCGGCGGGTGGTTCAGCGACCGACTGGATGGTGACCCGCATTTGGTTTTGCGGGCCGGTGCCTTTGGGCACCGCGACGGTGGTGACCTGGGTGCCGGGGTACGCCTCGACGAGATAGGCGCCAATAGGCTCCAGATCGGTGGCGTCGCTCCAGTCGATCAGGAAGACGGTCCAGCTGCGGAGGGCGCCGGCGTCGGTGTATTGCGGGATCGGGGTGAGGTCTGGGTCGCGGATCAGGACGACTTCCAGACCAGTGACAGACGTACCAGTGGGAAGGGCTTCGCCGCTGGAGCGGACGGAAATTGCGGGAGTTGTGGCGCCGTTCGGTAGTGTGTAGGTGCCGAGCGATGCAGACAGCAGAGAAGCCAGCTCAGTGCGTAGTTCCAGCAGGTTCACGCGGAGCTGACGGGCGGGCTTTTCCTAGTTTTCCGGTGTGGCTGCGACAAGTAGAAGGTTGGATTCAAGCCACGCAAAGGTGCGGCGGTCGGGGATATTGACTGTGTAGGTGGCGAGGGGTCGGTCCACGTCACGCAGAGTGATGGGGCCGGAGATGGCGTCGCCGATGGCGATGAGGCCGGCTCGAATGTTTTTGCCTTCCCAGGTTGGGCAGACGATCCAGGCCATGCGGTCGTCCGAGTGGAGAGCGCGGATGGCAGGAGGTGTGGTTGTGCTGTCGGCGCTGGCGAGGACTTTGTCCCAGGCGGCCAGCAGGATTGGGGAATCCTTGCGCTCGGCGCGGAGGGCAAGGACGGTGGCAGCTACCGCAGGTGGCAGCACCTTGTCGTCGGCTTCGCGTTCGCGGAACATGGCGAAGTCAAGTGCCGAGAAAGGTTTGGTTTTCTTGGGGTCGCGGTTGATGTTGGCCGTCATGGCCTGCAGCGCTGCGATGGGCAGCTCTTGCAGCGAGGCGAGATCGCGGCGAATTTTATGCAGGTGACGCCAGGCGGCTAGCACCACGCTGCGGAGTTCGCGGTGGAAGGTGGGGCGCTCAAAGGTGCCGGGGTAGGCGTTGCTTAGCTCCCAGAAGATTTCAGCCCAAGGCGTTTCTTGTCGGCCGGTTGCTCCGGCGGCTGCTTTTTTAGGTCTTCCTCGGTCGGGGGAGCAGATGGCATGTTTTCGCTGTCCTGCTCGTCACGGGCCAATTCCCAGATGCCGTCGAATAGGGCTTGGTCGAGTTTTTGGGTGTCGGCGAGGGTCCAGTTGGGTTGGTCGCACCGCGATCGAATCAAAGCGGTGACGGTGGCTTCGCGGTCGCGGCGGCCGGCGAGAGCAAAAACGCGGCCCACTTCTTCAATGCGTTCGGCGTGGCGCAGGCGAATGGCTTCGGCTTCGGGCTCTAGCGTCCGACCGCCGATGGCGCTCTCGATGATCTGGAACGCCTCGGTCAGGCTGAGGGATTCTTCCTTGGCAATGGCATCAGCGATCTGGGCGCCGCGCACGAAGCTGCTTTGTTCGCCTGCCAGTAGCTCGGCAATAATTGCGGATTCACCAACGGTCAAGCCGCCCCTGACTTCCAGCTCTAAGACGCCGCAGCGCTCGTTGCCGATGCGTCGAGTGGTCGGGGCTGCAGGTGGAACGATGAACGGCAGCATTAGCTGTTGACGATCTTGTCAATCACTCTAGCCGTACTGTCTCGCAGCAACTTGGCATAGCGGTTGGCTGCGGTCTGAATTTTGAGTAAACGGCTCAGCTTACGCAGGTCGCTGGAAGGTGTTGTACTCATGGCGTTAGGTCCGAGCCGGTGAAGCCAAGGCTAAGAGCCTGCTGTCGGCAGTAGTTGGGCTTGTCCCAATCCCAAGCAAATACAAGACCAGGATAGGGAACGAGAAGGGTTCCGACAAGCCAGCCGCCTGTCTGCTCGTACGAGTTAAGAGGGACATTGTATCGTTTAACCGCAGTAAAATCTGTTTCAGGAATTACAGAGTCGATTGTAGTAGGTTGTGTTTGTGTTTTGTTAAAGGCTGTATTTGTACTTGTGCAGGTATATGGTAAAGCGCAGCGTTTAAGAAAAAATCTAGGTGCCTGTCCGAAATAATTTGAACGCATGTATTCGTAGGATAGTGCGTTTGCATCGAGCACCATAGGGCCTTTTAAGAACGTGTATACAGCGGCGGTAAAGTACGTTAGATACTGACTGTAGGCGGGCGTAAACCCGCTTGCGTCTGCATTTAGAATACCATATTGCAACGCAAGTACGCTGGCCCTAGCCGAAGAAGGAGTTGTCGAGTAGTTGATGGCGTTTCCATATCTAGAGTCAGCAGCCCATATTGTTTCGCTGAAAGCGTCTACAGTAATTTCTAGGATGATCGTTCCATCTGGAGCTTGAATAATTATTTGCTGTCGCGTAGAGTTTACGGTTACGTTTGGATATATGTCAGTTAAGTTTTCGACGACAGCAGCCGGAACAGGAATTTGCCTTACCGCTGTTCTACTGACTACAAAAGCGTACACTTCATGGACAGAAAACTGCTCTTTAGTGCCGCCTATGTTGGCAAAATCAATGCTGCGTAAAAAATTGCGGTGGTAAATAAAAATGCACGCTTGTTTGCCAATAGGTAATGTAAAATACTTGTCTTCATTTATTTGGAGATCGTAGTAAAATGCTACTGCAGCCTGGCGACGGCTGTTAGGAATCTGAACGGAGGCAGAAGTGGCTTGCCCCGGGGGGCCAACCGTTAGTGTCATAAATTCAGTTTGGTCAATGGTAGTCATTGCTACCGGATTTAACGATGAGTATTCAATGCGCCACTCCACGCCTAGTACAGCCCCCTCTTGGGTGCGACTTGCGGTGGGACGGCGAACTATTCTGGGCGTTTCAAGGGCGGGGGCGTATACATCGTCGCCATTAGGGGTAATGCCTTCGGCAGCTTGTTTGGCTTCGCGTTGTTCTGTGCTTTCGGCTTTTATTTTTGCCAGGCGTTCTTTTTCTAGTTGCGCTTGGCGAGCAGCTTCCTGCTGCTGCTTAATTCGCTCGCTTAAGCCGCCCGATCCAACGGTGACGTTGATCTGGGTGCTCACGGCTTAGTCGTCGGTTGTAAGGGTGATGCGGTAGGTCTGCGTCTGTCCGGCGGCCAAGGCGATGTTGGGATCCTCTGTGATCAGGCTATGGATGTAAGTGGCACCGTCGATGTAGCACACAATGCGGTCGTATGTGTATCCCGCACCAGAGGCCGTGAAGGCTGCATCAATGTCCGGGATTTTGTAAGAGCCGGAGGTGGCGTTGTAGGCGCCAGTGGCGATGACGGTGCTGTACCGGACATAGCCGTTGCCGGATTTCTCAACGCTTTGCCAGTTGGCGACGGTACTTTCGGCGGTGTAGCCGGTAGCGCCGACCGAGCAAAGCATGACTTTGAGAGTCTCGCCTTCGTAAGCCAAGTTGGCGACACGCGCCAGTTCCTTTTGGCTGATGGAGGTGGTGAGGGCCATGAATTAGGCGAGCGTCAGGACGCCAGTGCTGGGGTCGAAGTCCACCGCAAAACTTTCGCCTGCGGCAAGGGTGATGCTGCTGCCGTAGTCCCACCAGCCAATGAGTTCGTCGTTGGCGGCTGTGTCGTTGTACAAAACCGCGTAGCGCAGGGGGCCGATCGAGCCGCCGCTGGCGGTCCAGGTGGCAGGGTCACCAAGGACCAGTTTGTAGGTGCCGCTCGTTTGGCTGCTGCTGGTGATGCTGGCGGTGGTGCCACCAGCGGTGTAGCCGTTGCCGGCGCTGATCTCGGTCAGGTCTGCTTTAACCGTGTTCGTTGCCAGTGGGGCGGTGTTGGTGAGCAGCACCTTGAGGGTGTCGGCGCCCAGGTCGTGCTTTTTCTCGGCCAACGCCTCCACAAAGCTGTTGAACTTGTTGAACGAGGCCATGCGGAGCAGCTAAAGGGGGCTGTAGCCCTAGGTTGCCGGGGCTTAGAACATTGCCCAGTAAAGAGCTTTGGTTGTTCCACCGCTAACGTTACCAGGGCCGCCAACGTCGACCGAGAATCCGGTGCTGGTGAACTGGACCGTGGTGCTTGTGAGTTCTGCGTTGCCGTTGCTCCAAGAGGTGGTGTTGACGTAACCAGTGCCTCCGCTGGGCCGGTAGCACAGCAGCCAATCTCCAGTAGTGGTGCTGATGTTTTTAAGTAGTAGGGCCTTTGGTGTGTAGCCCAGCGTGACGGTATGAGTGGCGGTGCCTGCGCCGGTAAAGCTGTCAATATTTGTAGTTCCGCTCTTTGCTTTTGCGGCAAATACAATGTAATTAGCGCTCGACGTGTTAAGACTTGAGCCGATTGTAACTGTTGTGCTATTGAAGGCTTTGATGTGCGTGGTGCTGCTTGTTGGCGTAGCTGAAGTGGAGCCAAGGCTCATGTACAGATCAGTACCGATGAGAGGGCTGCCAACGAATACGCCTCCAGAGGCAAGGGGCTTGATGATTACAAGGTCTGGTGCGCCCGAAAGCCCGTGTCCAAGGGTTTGGGATGAGGTTCCTCCCGTGCCTGTGTAAGTAAAGACACTGAACTCAGTGTCCTGCTGGGCGCTTGTCGTGGTTGTTATTGACCCGTCTGTATTGCTTACGCCAGATCCCCCAGTGGGGAAGGCTAAGGCGACATATGGCGCGCTCGATGCGTTAAAGAATGTGTTGCTGCCTAGGCTGAAGCCATCGGAATTGTAACTGGTGAGGCCAGTAGTTAGGCTTTGTTCTGAGAAGTTTTCACCGGCTCTGATGTAGTTTGCGACGCCTCGCAAGCTGTTGTACCAGCCGTTTGTGCTAGAAGCGTTGCGACGTTTGAGTGCCACGAAGCCAGGGGTGAAGCCGGTGCCTGTAACCGATTGTGTGCTGGCGTTCCCTGTGTAATACACCACTGCAGTCTTAGACTGGTACGCAGCAAGGCCTGCGGCTTGTCCGGTAGCGGTGATTGAGCCCGCAGCGGAAATCAGTATTGCGTTGCGTACCAGGCCTGCAGCTTGTCCGGTAGCAGTAAACACGCCTACCTGTCCGGCCAGGCCGCCCTGCGTGTACGAGAACTGAGCGTCTTGGCCGGTCAGTGTGAACGAGGTGGCGGCGAGGTTTAGTGGCAGGCGCTGGTACGCAAGGCTTGCAGGTTGGCCGGTAGCGGCAAAGGTGCCGGCGTTGGTGCCGATTACAAAATTGCGGATGCTGCCTGCCCCGTAGCCACTGAGAGCAAAACTGGTGGCGGCGGCTCCGACGCGAAGGCCGCGCTTGAGGACTGCGGCTTGGCCGGTCAAGGTCATGGTCGCCGCATCGCTGGCTAACAGCTTGACCCGGTAAGCAGTTACGCCAAGCGTCAGAACGAAAGGATCTACCTCTGTTAGAAGTCCTAGAGAGTATTCAAACTTTGTGACTGTAACGCCTAATGCAAGTCGAGCGCTGTATATAGCTGTTTCGTTGTATGGCAATACGACACTAGAGGCGTTCATTTGACCGTCTACGATCGGCGGTTCGGGGGGCAAAGCTACAACTCCCGGTGCTACCGGGAACCAGAAAGTGCCGGTACCGCCTGCTGCGCCCCAAAACAACGCATCGGTGCTGCAAATGATGCCGTTACTATCGAAATTCCATTGCGACCCATTGGTTTTATAGATTGCTGTCAAACCACCTGCCTGTACATAAATTGTGCTGAAAGGGGCGTCTGGTAATTTTTCAGGTACGAGTTGTATGTTCATTCCGCTGCGGTTGCCTAGCAAAAGCCGGTTTTGAGTGCGCCCGTACAACATCGCTTTCGTTTTTACGTCGCTAGGAACAGCTGTATACGGTCCACCACTCATGCCGAAAAAAGTATCGTCGGAAGCGTAAGGCAATGAAAATTCAATGCGGCGCTGTGCAGTTGCCCCACCAAACGCAAAAACTACGTCAGCTTTGCTTTCGGTTCGCCATCCGTTATCCCCTGAAGGCTGGTCAGTAGTAGTTGTGCTATCGCTGTTGGCATAAGCCGCATTTGTGCGATCTGCGACACTTGGCCGACTTTGCAGCGCTGCTTCTCGACCCGTGACAATGTTTATCTCTGTCCCGTCATCAACTAACCGCAACGCATCGCTTAGGTAAGTGTCGTAGTATTGCGTGCCATTGCTTTCAGTCCTTTCCGCAAAATCTTGCTGGCCGCGTTGCGTAAACGCATATGCCAACGTTTTTTGAGTTGTGCGTTTAGTCACCGAAGTAAAAAGGCTATTGCCTCCGGCAACCGTGCTTTTGGTTCCTGTTTCAAATTTTGAGACAATGATTTCAGTAACCGCACTTCCGCTTACAAAATCCAAGTTACCGTTAAGTAGAGTAGAAAGTCCGGCGGCTCCTAGTGCCCCCATCTTTGGCTCTGTTTTAATGCTTTTACTTTCAATGATTTGATCGTAGTTTTCTGGCTTTTCCTCGTCAGCAGTACCAGCGGCTACTGCATAGGTGTACAGCTCGGTTTGATCGATGATTTGTTCAGACGATGCCCAGTCGTACCCAAAGTTTTCATTGCCGACGCTTGCTGCATCTTTGTAATACTGAGTATTTAACTCAGCACCTATGGTATAAGTTTTAGTTGTGCGCTGAACTACTCTATCCCACTCGTCGTAAGTAGTTTGCACCGTAGTGCGAGGAGTGTAGTTAAAGCGCCTGGTGCGTATTTCAGGATCTTCTCCTAGTGTATACTGTATATTGATAAACGATGGGGCACCAATCAATTCTTCAAATTCCCAGTTTAGCTTTTCTATTGCTTCCTCTTCCTCTGCTGGGTCTGTTATTTCTTCGGGTGTTACCAGCTTTAGAGTACTATAGCTCACGCTAACAGCTTCTGCCGGCAATTGCCCTACACCGATTGACCCGATATCAATAATATCTGCTGCGGTTAGCACAATACCGCTGCCCGATCCAATGGCAAGAGAGTTGACGACAAGTGCTTCACTGAAATTAAGGTAGCCAAACTTTGACTCTGAAACGAGCAGATCGCTAAGCACCTGAACATAACCAGGGCTAAAATCGAATTCCGCTATTGAGAATTTATTGGTCAGCCCTGCGGCTCCCCCAATCCCAAGTTTTGCTAGGCACTCTAGCGCCACGCTATTTGCCCTGATGGGCAAGGTGATAACTTTTTGATCTTCCGCTGTGAAGCCACTATTGTCTGGGTCGTCAAACGTTTTCCACTTTATTGATTCGGTCAAGTCGCTGAGATACGTTAATTTGCAACCCAGCTCTACTTGGGTGGTACGGCGAAAAGGATCAGCAAAAGACGACAGCACTCGCAGCTTCCGCGGAATGGTTCGGGTAACACCGCCTTTGGTGTAAGTAAACGTCACCGCAGTGCCGAGCGACGGAGTGATTATGTCGCTGATCTCACATGATCCACGGGTTTTGATTAGTCCTGTGCCTTGTATATAGTCGTCTGAAATGCTGCCGCTGATGAGGGTACCGAGCGAGCAGGTGACTGTGGCGCGAATGTCGATGGCCATTACTTCACTAGCGCCAGGTCAAAGCTGACGGTGTAACGGGTGGACTTAGCGCCGCTGCTGATGATGATCTCAGCAGTGGCGGTGGGAGGTGAGATCGGGAACCAGCTATTGACTGCTGGGATGGCAGCCACGACTTCTTCGTACCACGTCTGGATCACGGCCCAGCTGGCGCTGCCTGTGGTGCCTTGGATTCGGCGTACTTTGGTGGCGGTCAAGGGGCCTTGGATGACGTGGGCGCCGGTGGTTGTGAGGCCGAGGGTTGGACCGTCTTGGTAGGTCACAGGGTCAGCCGTGAGCACGATGGTTGCAGCGGCTGTTTCTCCTCCCGCAAGCGAGGGCACAATCTTGTCTGGGGTGCCGGTCACAATGTACCAGCTGCCGAAACTGGGTAGGTTTGCCTCGCTAGACTGGCGAGATTTTTCCTGCTCGCGCAGTAGGACAGCCAGTGCTTGGCTGGCGTCCACAAGCGTGACGCTGGCGCTAATGTAGGCGCCAGTTTGAGTGCCGCTAGGTGGGTCGGCGAACCAGCAAGCTAAGCTGGTGACGCTGACGCCGTTGGCGTTGGCGGTCAGGGCAACAGTGGTTCCGACCGTTCCAGAGAGAATGGTGTCTTGGTCGGTAATGCGGACATTACGCCAAGTGTTGTATTCGTTGAGAAGCGTTTGCCACTGGGTAGGGGTTAGGAGGCCGGTGATCGCAAAAGTGCGGGATGTCATCCCCGTGCGAGCCTCGCCCTCGTAGCCGAACGGCTGGACCGTCAGGAGGTTGCAGGTGAACGAGCCAATGGTGACGGTCATGACGGGACGGACAGGAAGCTGTTCTGGACGTCGCCTGTGACTTGGCTGCTGCCGTCAGCGGCGACGTTCACATTAACGGCCCAATTTTTTGCGTTAAGCTCTGCGATGGTGGTCCGCAGTTCGGCGTTAATTCCGGCCAAGGCGGCTGTGTTGTCGTTCAGCGCTGCCTGGGTGTCGTTTGCTGTATCAAGTGCTCGCTGTTCTGCATTAACAGCTTCAATAAACTTGATGATAGATTCGTTGACACTTGCGGTAGGGCCGCTGAATTCCGGGGCGCGGGCCCCAGTCAAGCGCTCGAATGTTCTTTGTGACGTGCGGAGGCTTGGCAGTAACGCTTGGAATGTCTGCTCTTCGCGGCGAGCACGATCCTGAGGATTGAGAAACTCATTTAAGCCTTGGTTTCCGGTTCGTAGTTTTTGGAGGTTGAGGAAGGCGGTTTGAACGTCTTCGCGGAGTTTGATGCCGGCTTCGGTCAGAGCGCGGGCGCCGGTTTCAAGTTCGAAGCGGGTTTGGTTGGCGGCAAGTACCTGCTCTTGGACTAGCCGGGTGGCTTCCTGTTCGCCGGCGTCGCCGCCGCGAATGCGGGCCGCGTCAATCTGGGCGCCGATTTCGCGTTCGCGGCGCTGTGCGTCGGCGACCGACGCCTCAATGCCTTGGATCGTGCTGAGGGTGCTCTGTTGAACGGCGAACTGCGCGGTGCGTTGGGCGTTTTGGCTCAAAGCGGCTAGGGCTTGAACGGCTTTTAGCTCCTGCTGCAGCTTCTCGCCAGCAAGCTGATATTTGGCTGCTTCCTCGGTGGCTAGGGCAACACGCTCTTGACGCAGTTCGTTTATTTGAGTGTCCAGGTCAAATAGCTTTTGGGCTGCGTCGGCTTGAATGTCTTGAGCCTGAATACCCGTGCGTTCCTGCGGTTTTAATTCCAGCAGCTTACGGTTTCGTGCATTAAGAACTTCCTGTTTTTGAAGTTCCAGAGTTTGAATTTTGTAGCCTTGTGTGCTGGCCTGTGTAATCTTAAAACCGAGACGCTGACTGGCTTCTATAGAGCGCTGCGAAGCAGCAATGTCGGCATTTGCTTGCGCGTTAGCTTTTTGTACACGAGGAATTTTGTTTACAAACTCGTCGTTAATACGGCTAATTTCAGCGGTATCACTTTTTAAAATTGGTACAAACTGCTGTCTGCGTAACTCGTCAGCCTGCGAACCAAGGCCCGCTTGGCGTAGTTCACTTTCAATCTGAATACTGCGGTTACGTTGGAAGTCGTTTTCAAATCTTGCTCCGAGCAGCTTTAATAGACCAGTTAAAGGTCCACTAGAAAACTGAGTCATGCTTACGCTGAGTCGCGTAAAGGCACGACCCAGCTCATCCGTAACTGAGGTCAGCTCGTTGCCGGTTGCGGTACCTGCAAATGTTTTGTTGAGATCGAGCTGAATCAGAGCGGCGGCCTCCGCGGCTCTCCCTGACTCGATTAGTGCTTTGGCATTGCGTTCTAGGGCCTTAGAAGAAAGCAGTCCTGCTTCGACAAGTTCAGCAAACTTGCCAATTGGGTCGTTTAATGCTTCGGCAAGGGTTTTGGATTTTTGGCCTGCTAGGTCAAATTGCGCGCCGAGGGCGGTGCCGATAAGCGACAGGCCGAAGCCAAACTGGCCGCCGAGAGCACCACCCGCTGCACCGCCCGCTGCGCCGCCGAGTGAGGCGCCGAGGCCCTGGCCGAACAGCGCAGGGAAGGCGCCGCCGATCAGGGCGTTCGACAGGACGCTTGCTAGGCCTTGGCGATCCAGCTGTAGCGGCCGTGGACCTAACTGTCTTTGCGGAGGTTGAGGCGGCGGAGGTGGAGGTGGCGCAGGAGGTTGAGGTGGCTCGGGAGGACGGGGAGGACGGGGAGGACGCCCGCCTCTTGGTCCTGCACGAAATGGCTCTAAATCTCGTAAAAGGTCATCTCCGGTAATAAAATCTTGAATACTTCTTAAAATTCTACGAAGTCTATCTCCGCCGCCACCGCCAGATGGCGGAAACCCGCCACTAAACATCATCTGTAAATCTAAAAGATCTTTACCTACGCGGACTATCACTGCTTCGTTTGCAGTCTTAATGGCTGTCCGAGCTTGCTTTAGTAGTTCCGTGCGGTTACCTGTAGGGGTTCCGCCCAGCTGAGTAATGACTTCTTTTAAGCCCGCAACGTTAAAACCGCCAGAGCTTAAAGAGCCGCGCTCTAGACGAGATAGCAGAGTGGAGCGAAGCTCACTCGTCCGTGCTGCGCTGACGCCGCCCGATAGGATGTCTGTTAGCTGTCCGCTTAATCCTCCGCTTAAAGCTTCTTTAGCTTGCCGTGCTATTAGCTCTGCAGATATTTGAGCGCCACCTGCTCCAAGACCGCTTTGAATTAAATTTAAGCGAATATTTATGGGGTCGGCGGCAATCTCTTGCAATTTGCGCTGCAGTGTATCTACACGCAGAGCTGCCGCTACAAGTTGAGAATCGTTAAGCCTAAGACGATATTCTTTACTGAACGCTTTCCCTAGACTAGTACCTAAAGTAGCTGCATCTTTTCCTAGTTCGTTTAGAAGAGTTTTGCTGTCTTGTAGTTTTTGTTTAAGATCCTTATCGTTTACCGATAAGGTAAGTACGGCACTGCCTAGTTCGTCTGCCACAGAAGCCGCATCGACCTTCAACCTAGGTTGCCGGGCACGGGCGGGAAACTAGGGTAAAAGCGGAACGGCTGTGGCTTCGGCGCTGGTGGGACTGGAGAACGCGACGGTGACTTTCACCGTGCCAGCGGCTGGGACAACGGTGGATGCGGAAACGGGGAACGTCGTGGCCAACACCACCACT